CCCTCCAGGGGGGCTTTAGCCCGACAGGGGGGCTTTAGCCCGACAGGGGGGCTTTATGAGATAATAGCCTTAGATGGTAGCGATATACCAGATGAGTTTGATTTGTCACAAGCTGTCATTATTGATGGTGATGTACGTGTGACGGGTAGTTTGACAATGGGCGGCAATGTCGTCTGCAATAAATTTGTGGAGGTGTAGCCTATGGGTCATTCTAACGGTAAAATTACTGCACCTGTTAATTTGGGTGGTGATGTATATCCTACTCTAGGTATTGGTCCTACTAGTGACGGTTATGATTTAGGGTATGCGTGCGCAAATACGCATGGGAAAATAAATAAATGGAGTAAGAAAAAGCCTGTAAGATATGCTGATGTGGCTATAAACTTAAAATTAGATACTTGGTGGAAAGGTGATAATAATGCTAATTGCGGGTTGAACGTAAATGTCAATGGGGATGTATTGTCTAGTTACAAAAATAATACATCTTATGAATATGAGCCTCCAAGAGGTGGAAATAGCGAACCATTTAGGCCATTGGATTTTGATGGGTATTATCATAATGCGGAAACGTTTTTAAGGACGCGCGTAATTAAAGATGATGTTGTTACAGTAAATTATCAAGCTCAGACGGTATATTTATATCAAGTACGTTATACGAAAGTTTCAGAAAATAGTATAGTCCTTAGTGATTTGGATTATGCGTTAAGCCATACGGTTTCTAAACTTAAATTAGCTGTTGATTTGTATTATCAAAATCCGCTTACTACTATGCCTGTTCCTGCTGTTATAAGAACTATTTTGGCTAGTACGCCTATTGAAAACGGAGGAATGGGTACTCAAATAGAATTTAGATTTTCTGAATCTGATATTGGGAGAAATATTTATGCACTTTTTTACCTACGAGATGAATCATATCCTATGAGTGTTCCTATTCCTTGGGATAATGACAATTATCCTGTTATGATATTTAGAATAGTAAATGAACCTTTAATATCTGCTCTTCTTAACGGTATTGCATATTATGGTCAAATGAATTGGCATGATCTTACTGCTGGCATAAATCCTAGTAACCCGTTTGATATCTATACTAAATATTCAAATATTTTATTTAAGTTTACGGTTACTAATAAAAGAGAGGGGAATACTAACATAACCAAACAATATAGATTTCGTATAGAAGTTAACGGTACTCTTAATTCAAGTGGAAGCGATTCTGTATCTAGATATTATAATGCTGAGTTTGTTACAGGAATAGACATGAATCCTATGACATCAGACATAATACTTTCTGGTAAAGAAACTAAGACTGTTTATGTAACCGTTGGATCTGCCTTTGAAGATTTTGTTACAGGTACATCTAAAATGGTTCGTGTTAATTTACAAGCACAACAATCTGGGCAAAATCAATGGACAAATTTAAGCATGAGAGCTATATTCATAAAGTCTAGTAGTATGATGTCATAGGTTATGTATTAAACACCGGATAGCATTAATATACGATCTTACGCTCCATAAATTTTATCAATCCCCAATAAAATAAGCCCGAAAGTTACACGAACTTTCGGGCTATTTTGTAACCTGAAAACAATATGAAACCGATACCTATGTATCCAAGATTGATTAGTATTTTTTGCCATTTAGACAATTCCTTTTCTACCTTTACTTCTACAATTTTCTCCACGGTTATTATCGAATCTTTCGTCACTACCGTTTCTTTCTCCAAAGATGGAATACTGTCTTGTAGAAAGTCTTTCTTGTTTTTCAAACTATGAAAAAGCCTGCCATCCGACATTATTTTAGCGTCTGATACGGCTAATGATGTTTCCAAGTGTGAACTATCTTCAAATGTTGTATGTTGTATGTGTTCTGTTGGAAGAGTTATTATTTTTGATTGCCATACTACTCTTTCCGTTACTGTCGTGTTGTGGTCTACTATAGTTGTATTTGTCGAAGATGGAAGTAGCTTGCGTGAACAAGAACACGACAGTAACAAAAAAAATAGCAATATAGAAAACGGCTTATTCATCTACTAAGTTTGTTGCGATAAGCGAGATAAATTCCTCCTTCGGTATTTCCAATGCTTCGGGAGAGTTCCATTTCACTTTAATTGCACCGTCAGTACCAATAAGTTCAATGATTTTAGCGAATCCTTCAAAAGCGAATTTTCTAGGCTTCATATCACATTCCTCTTTCATTTTCTCTTGGTATGCTTCGGAGTATGCTTTATTCAGCTCTTCTGTTTCCTTGTTGAAATCTTCTTCTGTTTTTCTGATTTCATCCGCTTCTTTCTTTTCCTCTTTTGTCGCATCTTCCTTACCGTCAATCTCTTTCATGCGATTGATTTTCTGTGCGCGCTCGTCATATCCTTCCTTCTTTATTTCTTTAAGAACCTGTTGCATATCATCATCGAATGCTTTTGCAGCTTTGTCGTAAGCGACACGCATAAGCATGATTTTTGCTTTCAGTTCTGATGGAAGTTCCTTCCCTTCTAGTGATAAGGGGATATTCAAGAGAGTTAATCTCTTTAAAAACATTTCTTGGTTCGTCATTTTTCTTGCCTTTTTTAGATTGAAACTGATGAGATTCCTTTCGTGTTAATGTATTTTTTCACATCGGTTACGAAAGAGTTGATGATGGTAATGATAGCAATTTGTGCTTCCAAATCGGGATGATCGTTGTAGTTGATTGCGATACCACCGTTCTGATTGAAATAGAATGTGGCGAGTTGGTTCTCTGATTCCAATGACTTCACCTCTCCGCCATCAAATGAATCAATGTTTTTTCCGTTTGATACGTTTACATTCGCATTCACCTTGTATTGTTTTTCCATATTAGCTTCATTGCTGAATGTTACGCTGGCTGAATTTACGCCAACGAGTGTTACTTTGTTTTCTTCTATAGCCATAGTTAAAAAATTATTTTATTGCAAAGATAACATAATCGTTTTTATCTACCATTTTAAATATGTTAAAAAATACTAATGGATTTTTGTTTGTTGTAAATCATGTTCTTGTGTTTATTTTTGCTATTTTTGCAATAATTAAAAAATATAACTATGGCTGATGTTGATTTAGGAGCATTAAAGTTTAAGATCGGTCTAGATGATTCCGGTCTTGACAAACAGATAAAGGATATACAGAAGAAGTTGCAGGACACCTTTAACCAGGAGATGTCCTTCAAGCCTATGTTGACCGATATAGGCAAAATGAATGCAGAACTTAGCGAGGTTGTAGATAAGATAAATAAAGCGAATGAAAACGCGTCCAAGGTAGGGAAAGGAAAGTCGAACAAGAAAATGGATATACTTGTTCAGATGGAAGAATTGTCAAACAAGATTGTCGAAGCGACAAGAGAGTATGACAAACTGGAAAAGACTTACCGTAACTTAGGCAATGCAGGTGGGGATAAGGGGATGGCTACAAGAAAAGCCAATCTTGAAAGTCAGAAGAAAGCGATAGATGATCTTGTGGCTGAATTGAACAGACTGAAAACGGCATATTCCCTTACTGCTAACAGTGCGCCCAAATTGTCCATTTCCGATGAGAGAGAACTTAACCTTCTACGCCAGCAATACGAGATGGAGATTGCACGGACAAAAGAGATGGATAGACAAGCATCAAAGCAGGAGCAGGCGAGTAAGAAGATGCAGCAGACCAATCAGAAGTATCTACAATACCTTTCTGGTCAGTCTGGACTTGCCCTTGGTATGCCGGAGGGAAGTGCTGAGGACTTGAACAGGAAGATTGCCGCTATACAGAAACGCCTTGAACTATTGAATAAATTCAAGGTTGAAGTTCCTTTAAACAGCAATCAGATAACAAAGGCTGATGCTCTTATTCAGAAATTGCAAGGCAGATTGGAGAAGTTGCAATCATCTTTAAGAAAAACATCAACGAATGAATTGCTTAATATCAATCCTACATCTATCAATCAGGCTAACAATCTTATTTCTGAATTGACAAACAGACGTAATGCGCTTAATACGACTGATGCAAACTATAACCGTACCCTTACTCTTCTCAACAGGAAGATACAGGAACACAACAAGTTTGTAAATGAAGCTACATCCTATGGAACAAAGATGCAGCAGACCAATCAGAAAAATGCTGCAAGTTCAAAAGAGTTTTCCGAGGAACTGACAAAGCAGAGCAGAATGATGCGTGAGTTTGTCAATACGATAAAGACTTATGCCGGATTCTACTTTTTCAGAGATATGTTTCAGGAACTTGTTGCCATTCGTGGAGAGTTCGAGTTACAACAAGTGTCATTGCGTGCCATCATACAGGATGCAAGACGGGCTGACCAGATATTCAGTCAGATTAAGGGTCTTGCTGTAATATCTCCTTTCCAGTTCAGCGATTTGGTTGGATATACCAAACAGCTTGCTGCATTCCAGATACCTGTCAACGAATTGTACGGTACAATGAAAAGTCTTGCGGACGTTTCCGCAGGTCTTGGCGTTGATATGGGACGTATCATTCTTGCCTATGGCCAGATAAGAAGCGCAGGTGTGTTAAGGGGGCAGGAATTACGCCAGTTGACAGAGGCCGGTATTCCTGCATTGGATTCATTGAGAAAAAAACTGGAAGAAGTAAGAGGTGTGGCTCAAACTACTGATGATGTGTTCAACGCCATATCAACACGTCAGATTCCTTTCGAGTATATTCGGGAGATGTTTACCACAATGACGGAAGATGGTGGTATGTTCTACAAGATGCAGGAAATACAAGCCGCATCTTTGAAAGGTATGGTAAGTAACCTTGCCGATTCATACAAGATTATGATGAATGATATAGGCGAGGCGAATGATTCCGTTCTGAAAGGAATTGTTGGAAGCATAACCGATGCAATGAACAACTGGAGATACTTCTCTAAGGCAATAGAGGGTGTTGCTGTAGGATATGCTGCGTTGAAAGGATTACAGCTAGCTAGAACGGCTATGCTGGGAAAAGAAGTTGTCGCAACAACTAATGCAATTAAGGCTGAGAAATTACGGGAAGCACAGTTACTTAAACAGGCTGCAATGTATAGAACGCTAACTACTGCCGAGAGATGGAAGATAGCGACAGCATCAAAACTGTCTGCCGTAGAGATAGCTGCTGCCGTTAATTCGGGAAAGATGTCGGCAGAGATGGCTAAACGTATTCTTGCCACCAATATGTTGACACAGGCTGAACGTCACCTTCTTGTAACAGAACTTAAACTGACAGGTGCGGAAGCTGCAAGAATGTTGTCTATGACAAAAACGACAATGTTGATGAACAGATTCAAACTGGCAACATTCGGATTGACAAATTCATTGAAAACATTGTGGCTTACGATAAAGGCTAATCCGCTCATGACGATACTTACCGTTGCAGGACTTGTGGCGGAAGCGTTTCATGTGATGTCTGCACGTTCGGAAGAGTTCAATCAGAAGATAAAGGACAGTGCAAAGTCTTTCCGCGAATCATACAGTGACTTGCAAAAAGACCTTGACAAAATAAACTTTGATAAACTCACCCCGGAAAACCTTGAACAGCTTGACACGAAACAGTTGCAGTCGTATGAGGAAACGCTGACTGGAGTATTGTCTAAATATGGCAATATGGGGCAGTATATAGTACAAAATAGCAAGAAAATAGATGATCAGAAATCTCGTGTCGAATATCTGCAAAAGTCGGCATCAGAACTAGAGCAGGTTTATAAACGTGCTGCCGAAAATGCGGATATAATGTTCAAGGCGGATAAGGCAACATCTACGGGCGTATTTGGCGATTCATTCTCTGATATGCTTAAAGATTACGAGAAATCATCCGTAAAACTCACTTCGGCAAGTAAGGATATAGAAGAGTTTCGTGGGCAGATAGTACAGGCATCCAAGGAGATTATAAATATGGGTAAGGGTACTAAGGAATGGAGAAACGAACTTACCGAACTGATAAACAAAGGGGCTTCGGCAGCTACTATTGTAGAGAAGATACGTTCTTTGGCTGAAACGTCAGGAGATGCACGGACATTTGAAATATTCAAGAACAAAACCCATTTTGACAGTGAGGAATTGTTGAAGGAGTATGAGAAATTGAGGATGGGCATAATGGGCGAAACTGAAGAACTTGAAAAATCATTTAATGTTTTTGCAAACAGTCTTGAGAAAGAACTGAAAAAAGTATTTGTAGGTATTGATGTAAATAAATTAAATGATGCTCAAAAGGACTTTATAAGGATTCAATCTGAAAATTTTGCCACAACTAGCGAACTTGGGGAGAATGCTAAAAAATTGTTTAATGAATTTATTGACAAAAAATATGCTGTTAAAATAGAACTTGACGATAAGGAAGCACAAGAAGGATTGACGGGATGGAAAAAATCTCTTGACGAAATTACAGGGCATAAATGGACTATTGCTATAAAGGCTGCCGATGTGAAATCTATGGAGGATTACTTTAAATCGGTAAAACAGGAATATAAAGACGCCAAAAGTTCAATAGAAAATTTACAGCGCACCATTGATATGTATGTTAGCCAAGGAAAGGTCAAGAAACTTGGAGATGAGTATCAAATTACAGGAATTGTAAGCCCTTATGAAGCCGAGCAAGTACAACAGACGGTATATGAGATTAACGCTGCCAACGAAGCGATGTCAAAGGCTACGGGAACAGCAAAACAATTCAACCTTGAACTGGAAAAGCAGAAAAAGGAAGCACAAAAAAGAGATCCTCTTGCTGACCTTTGGAAAAACAGGTTGTCATTGCTTGAATCCGCCTATTCCAAGTTCAAGGATTTGAGCATTAACATAGGTAAGGAAGAAGCCAAAAAGCAGATTGAATCCATCTACGGTTCACAGGCGTTAAAACTTGGCGTAGACCTTGTATATGACAAACAGGCTATTGTTGACAATTACAACAAGGCTGCAAAGGAATTGGAAACACGTGTTCCACAGGATGCTGTTAAAAATGCAAGGAAAGCAGCCGAATTGTCCTCTGAAATTTATGTTGATGCAGCCAAGAAGGTGATGAAGAGGATTACGGATGAGTTTGACAGATACAAGAACAAGTATGACTTTTACAGTGACATACTTGGGATAACGGGTGATTCAGACCTTGCCTTAGACCTTGCCGTTCAATTCAGCGGTGACACATCTACCATGGCTGAAAGTTTTGCAGCAGGTATATATAACAATTTGCAATCCGCATTGGCAGGAATGAATCTTGACCTTGGCGTTTCTGTCGTGCCCGACACATCTTCATTCACCTCAATGAACCAGTATATCAATCAGGTACAGGAGGCTATTAAGGGGAATAAGAATATAGGTGATGAACAGAAACAAGTTATCCAAGGTATGATTGACGCATGGAAAGGCTATTTCGGTGAGATGGCTAGACAATATGCTAATGATTTGGCTGAATATGGAGATTATTATACCCAGGTGGATATTATCAGAGAAAAGTACCGTAAAAAGATCGCAACCGCAGAAGGAATGGGTAATACATCCTTGACTTCCGCATTGCAGAAAAGCGAAGAGATGGACTTGTTTAAGTTGACTACCGACTATCAAAACTTCTTCGGTGCGGTGGAAGCAATGTCTATGGAAGCTGCAAATACTGTAGCTGACAAGACAAGGGAAATGCTTAATAGTGCATTCAGATCGGGTGCTATCAGTGCAAGAGAGTACATGAAAGAACTTGAACGCGTGGACAAGCAGATAGAGAAGATGATGAAGAACAATCAGTCTGACTTGCAAACATACATGAAAGATGGTATTGAAGGTCTGTACAACAAGAGATATGATGCTGGAAAGTCAAAGATGATGGCAGGTATGAATGATATGCAACAGGCTATGGCTGACATCAAAAATGCTTCCAAGGCATATGAGGACGCAATGAAGAATGGTGATGAAGAAGCCGCCAATGCCGCTTTGAGTGCCAAGTCGGAAGCCGAATCAAGATATAAGAGCGGACAGGAAGCTGTCAAGACTGGTAAAGGAATGATGGCTGCCGCACAGAACGCTTTGCAGACGGTAAATCTTATCGACTTTATCATAACCAACATATACAATGCCATAAAAGCCATGCAGCAGATAATAGCATCCGTGTCCAACCTCATGGATTCTATGGGTAAGGATACCGAGAGCGGATTTATGCGAGAAATGAACCAGTTCTCGGAAGCTATGGGAGTTATGAATGAAGGCGTGAAGAAATCATGGGATTCATTCAAAAGCGGTGATTTTGCAGGTGCGATAGGCTCGGCAATATCCATGCCTCTTGATGTTATCGCTACATTTAACAGACAGCATGACAAAAGGCTCCAAAAGCATATAGAAGATCTTGAATTTGAATCAAAGAAGTTGACCAATATATATAATATGCTTGAAAAGGAATTTGAGCACATTATAGACCCGGCAAAACTTGATGAGGTTACATCCCAACAGGTATCAAATCTGAAAGAACAGTTGCAAATTCAAAAGGATATTCTAGCAGCCGAAGAAGATAAGAAAAAGTCAGATAGAGAAAAAGTAGAGGACTACAAACAAACCATAAAGGAATTAGAATATGAGATAAGATATTATACAGAAACGCTTGCAAGTGAATTGTACAGCATTGACTTGAAAGACTGGGCTAGTCAGATAGGTGACGCTCTTGTCGAAGCATGGCTGAAAGGGGAAGATGCAGCTAAGGCGTACAAGAATACCGTAGCGGACGTTATGAGAGATGTTGTTAAGAGTTGGGTACAGCAACAATACATAGAAAAGGCAATGCAACAGGTACAGACCACATTGTTCGGAGCAGACGGCAAAGGTGGTATGTTTGCGGATAACAAGATAGATAAGGATGAACTTATAATACTAGGAAATGTAATGGGTTCATTGGAATCAGCCTTTGCGGAAGCCGGAGGTGTAGTCAATGAGATAAACAACGCCCTTGGTGGTATGCTTACCGAAACGGAGGAAAATGCTGAAGGTCTGTCCAATGCCATTGCAGGAGTTGACGAGAATACATTCAACCAGGCATTGGGTTATCTTAACGGAATGAGATACGAAATGGTTGTACAAAGCGATCTACTCCGTCAATTGGTATCGTTAAACGGTGGTTCGGCAGGAACGGGCGGAATAAACATGACAGTCATACAACTGGCACAGCTTGAAGTTCTCAAGCAGCAGCTTGCCGCAACTATGGCGATAAAAACAGCGCTCCTAAGTGTCGTTTCCATTGCCCCAAGGTCAGGCGGAAATGCGATAAAAGTTATAATTGACTAAAACAAACGCCCTGCTAGCTTCACAGTTGGCAGGGCGTTCCAGTTTGATTATGAACAAAAAAAAATCCAATCACTTGAGGTGCTTAGCGGAATCGAACCGCTGTTGTCGGTTTTGCAGACCGTTGACTAAACCACTCATCCAAAGCACCGATTGTGATACAAATATAGAAAAATAATTTTTAAAACTAGATGGTTTCTAAGACTATTTTTGCTATTTTTGCACTAATTAAACAATGTACATGAATGGCTATATCTAAATATTTTATAAAGAAAGGAAGCGATACGGCAAAGGATTTGTATGCCACATACAGGCTGTATATACTTGAAAGCAAGGGATTATGGGATTTGCCGACAAGAAAGGAAGCCTATGCCGAAAAATGGTATGACAAGAACGGTCAGAAGGTGTACGAACCTGTCACGCCTGTTTACCAGCCAACGGAAGGAAGCATAACATTTGCCGCTTTGGGAGATGTGGAAACGGTAAAGACGAATATCCGTTCGTTCTATTCATATATAACCAATGTGATACCTGCCACTCCTGGTACGCCATACGGTTCATCCTCTTTCTCTATATGGAATGATATATGGGGTGAATCGGCAAAGCAGGTGATAAGATGCACTGGTTTTGAAACAGGCGCAAAGATGAGTTATCAGGACGTTCAGGACTTGCAGAACCCGGACCAACTTGTGTCCGCCTATACATTTTCGTTAAATTTCAGTATTGACCAACCAACGCTTTAAAGACCAATGATTTTACAGATTAAAAGAGGAAATAGGGTTATTGCGGAGAGTGCTGATTTTTCATACAGCCCGTCTTTGCAGGAAGTGAGAAAATTGACTTGTGAAGTCGTTTCCGTTGTTCCGATAGAGTTCAAGGCATACAACTCAAAGAGCGAATCTGAATACGATACAGTCGTATATAACGGTAATACATTCATCCTGTACCAAGCCCCATCGGGAGATAATCTTAATGAAGCAGGAAAATACAAATACTCCCTTCTGTTTTACGGTAAGGAAGTATTGTTGCAGAATGTAGCGTTTCTTGACATAGTAAGCGGAACAGGCGGTGAGATAAACAAGATAAGATACACACATGGCGGTCTGTTCCAGTTTTGGGGTGATGCAAAACAGCTTGCCGCACGTATAGAAGCAAATATAGAATCTTATAATGCGTCATTGGGTGCAGGATATACAGGCATTGGTACATGGACGCTCAATGTGGATGCGGAAGGCGAACTGACGGAGGATATGATTGACATAACCGATGGCACCAACCTGTTTGAAGCATTGAAGAACTTCTATGACAAGTTTTATCTCAACTATTACTTCTCAACCACAGCAAACGGTGGGATAATAACCATTACAGATAAGGCTAGACCGTCCGTAAACTGGACATTCAAGCAGGGTGACGGTGGGGGTGCTGTAAAAGTTTCCTCTTCCGTAGATACAAGCACACCTGTTATAACCCGAATCATACCACAAGGTGGAAGCAGAAACGTTCCGCCAGAATACAAGAAGGACGCTAAGCCTGCCGATGAATCACGTTATTGCCCGTATATCCTTCTTCCGAATGATTCCGCAGGAAATATAAGATATTATATTGACAGCGAATACGGATTGAAGAACTATGGTGTGAGAGGGAAAACCATATCAAACACGTTCAGTGGGATATACCCTTCCATCAGAGGGAAAAAACTTGGCGATCTGTACCCGTCAGGACTTCCAGAATGGGATACATACAAGGCGGATGGAGAACCAGACCCTCAATCGGGAAAGGTGGCAGGTGAGGGTGCTAGCGCATCTACACGAATAGATAAGATTATCGGTTCTACTCCTATAAAGAGTGATGATAGTGACAGTTTCTTCATTTATATGACCTCTCCTGGATTCAACCTAGGGTACAAGGTGTATGAGGACGGTGATTCATCCGGAAAGATAAACGACAATGTGCAGCCACAGTACAAACCCCATGCTCTGTTTGACAAACACAGGGATTTCGAGAGTTTTGATATATATGGTACAAGGGCATATTATGACCAGCCTGTAAAGGTTACTGCATCATTCTCAGGAAAGATGCTTTTCAGCATATTACCTATAGGAAGTGATGCTTTAGGGAAAAAGGTTAAGATTAACCTACGTATGGTTTTAAACCGTGTATTGGGTCAGGCTTCTCCTTTGAAAGAGGTTGTTATCGGAGAGGAAGGTGCTACTGGTATGCTTGAAATACCTTACGACAAGACCTCTCTTGTAGGATATATAGAAAAAGGTCAGAATACGACAGTCACCATACGTGTTGAGTTCACGTTTGATTCAGATGTTCCTGCCGGAAGCTGTAAGATAGGCTTTAGTGAGGAAATGACCTGCAACATACATTTCGGTAATCAGGACGGTTCACAGGACAGGTTCTATTACAAATACGCTTCTGTGACGGATGCGGTGTTCAGTATGCGTACAGGAACTTATACAGGCACGGAATTTAAGATAAACAAAAACGGTATTATTCCTCTTTACGGTGAGGTGAACGGTGATACGGGGGAAACGGAAGAGGATGTTGCCATGTTTAATAAGGGGGCACGATATAAAATATCATGCTACAGAACGGATAGCGACAATGCCAAACTTCCGCTTTATACGGATGGTAAATCTCCTTCAATTACAGCAGGAACGGAGTTTGTCATTCTGAATATTGTCATGCCCGAATCTTATGTGACAATGGCTGAGAACACGCTTGAAAAGGCGGCTCTTGACTACCTGTCAAGATATGACCATGAGAACCGAACCGTTTCACTTGACATATCTAGCGGATTTGTTGCTGAGCATCCTAACCTTTTCATTGACTTCATAGAAGGAAATATGCTAAAGGTAAGGGATGATGGAATAGGCGTGTTCGATTTCTCTGATAACGGTCAGATAGTGGATATGCAGTTACAGATACAGTCTTTGGAGATTAAATACTCCAAGGAGAATATGTTCCCGTCATATTCATGCACCATTGCAAGAAGAAAGATATTGTCTTTCTATGAACGGCTGGCACAGGAGAATCAGACTACTTCAACACAGAATACGACAAATGTAACATTAGGTGGAAGTGGTACGGGAAGCGGAACGAATATTTTCTCTGAACAGCTACTTAATGACCTTATTGCATCGTTTCAGAAGTTCAACGGATGGTTTGAATGGGATGAAGTAAACCAAGCGTTACGATGCAAGTCAGCGTTCTATACAAACCAATGGATATCAGCGTTGGGCGCACAGAGTGGTAGCGGAGAACCGGGAGGTGGTGAAGGCGGACTGATTAAGGCCGTGTACGGATTTGCCGATTTAGGTAAGACGTTTGACGATTCCAACCTTAGCAATACATTCAACGCATATACCATCAACGAGATATGGAAGCTAGCCAAGGAAGGCGGAATGAATACGGACAAATTGTGGCAGGAGTTGGGAAAGGATGATCCGACAAAGAAAATTCACATATCCCATCTTCCTGACAATAAATTTGTAACGCTTGATACGGAACAGACAGTTACTGCAAGCAAGATATTCACTGGTCAGTTGTCTACGGCAAATGTAGTTCCTAGCGTGAACAACGCATCCACACTTGGTCTTGAATCGAAGAGATGGGAGAATATTTATGCTGTAGATGCCAACATAAGCGGAACGGTAAAAACACAGGCGTTGCAGGTTGGCGATATAAAGATTATATATGATTCCGTAAACAAGGCAGTAACATTTGAGCACGCGGACGGAAATACGGAAATAGGCTTCTATACCAGAGGATGGATTTCCGCTTTAGGCGTATCGCCTGGAGGAAGCGGAGGAAGCGGTGGTGACGGACTTGTGAAAAACGTATATGGTTTTTCCAATCTCGGCACAACCTTCTCCGATTCAGACCTTGACAATACGTTTAATGCGTACACGATAAACGAGATTTGGAAAATAGCGAAGGAAGGTGGTGGTATAAAAAACATCACCCAGTCGGGAAGTGGAAATGCCGTAACAAACATGGCACTTAGTTCTGACGGGAAAACCATCACTGCCGTATTCGGAGAAACATTCGCTAGACAACAGGATTTGGGCACGCTTAACAATACCGTAACACAGTTAAGCAACAAGTTGAACAACTTTTTAGAAGGAAGCGATGCCGATAACATTATCAACAAATGGAAGGAACTTGAAGCATTCCTTGACGGTCTTACAGAAAGCGACAATCTAGCCGAACTTCTCGCATTGAAAGCGGACAAGACCATAACGATAAGTGCAGGAACTGGTCTTACGGGAGGTGGAAACCTGTCCGCAAACCGCACATTGTCACTAGCCACCACGGGGGTGAATGCTGGTACATATACGAAAGTTACAGTAGACACCTACGGGCGTGTTACAGTCGGTAATAATCCTACCACACTGGCAGGGTACGGGATTACTGATGCCGTTACCTTGACTACCAACCAAACCATATCTGGACAAAAGACATTTACCAAGAATATTCTGATGAATAGTGGTATCGGTCTGTCTTATGGCGGAAATATCGTTTTCCGTAACACGGCAGGTAATACCGTCATATCAAGCTATGGAAGCGAGGGAATGATTTATTTCCGTCCTAATGGAGATACGTCAGATGTAGGAGTAATACAAATAAACAAACAAGGACACCTCAATGGCGTTTCAGCAGGATTTACAGGTGGCGTTTCCGCAGCACGACTTACAGCAAACGAATATATACAGATAGGAGATGCCCAACTTGTTTACGATTCTGCAAACAAGGCTCTGAGAGTGAAGCATAGAACAGACGGAAACACGGTAGGATTCTACTCGGACGGTTGGGTATCTGCTCTTGGCGTGAAAACAGGTGGTAGCGGTGGTGGCAGCGGTGTTGTAAATACCGTTTACAGCTTCGCAAACCTTACTGACGGCACAACCTTCTCCGATTCAGACCTTGACAATACGTTTAATGCGTACACGATAAAGAAACTGTACGACATGGCTGGGCAGGGAGGACTTGACGCTGACGCTATGTGGGCTGAATTGAAAAAGGCTGATTCAAGTAAAGTCATAGATGCAAGTCATATCCCTACTTCCGTATTGGACGGTAGATGGGTGAAAAAGGCTGGCGATACTATGACTGGAACCCTTACATCCGCTTCCACTTCCGGCGCAATCGTATTCAAGGGAGTGGAAAATTGTGATATTACCAATATCTATAAAGATAACGGAGTTATCAGGAACGATGATGGTGGGTTTACTTCTATAAGAAACGGATTAAGGTTCAACTGGTATGACACCTACTGGTATATAGGAAACCTTAGAGGAAGTAGTACGGATAGTGCAGGATTTGGTGTCGTAGACCATAACAACAAGCTGGTTTTACGTGTCACTCCAAATGATGTAAGAGCACCTAGATTCATGTCAACTGTTGCCACAGGGTTATCACCTTTGATAGTTTCAAGCAATACAACCGTAGATAATCTAAGTGCGGATTTGTTGGACGGATACCATGCGTTCGGCACATCAAACGCCCTTATAAAATACGGATATACGGTAGGAGGCACTGAACCTGCATGGTGTAGAATAGCTACATACTCCATACGTAATACGGAAACAATGACAGACGTTTGCTTTGTGCTGCACTCAGCCTTTAGTAATTTGTTTGGTCTGTTAGTTGTCAAAACTAGAGGTACGGCTGTAGTGGAAGGTCTATTGATAGCATCATACAATATCAATAGGTCAAACATACGTATCTATCATGATGCGGAAAAGAAAAACATAGAACTGTACTGTTATGGTGGAAGTAACTATTCCATAATACAAGCCAATCTGTTATACAGCCATAACCGAAACGGAGGGGCTAATACGAATATAACGCTATACCGAGCAGATACAAAAGCACCGTCATGGAGCACTTATGTAAATCCTGGATTTGTAAACTTGCAGAACTCTTCTGAGGTTGCTAAAAAACTGCAAACCCCAAGGACTTTATGGGGGCAGTCATTTGACGGTTCGGCTAATGTAAGCGGAAACATGACAGGTGTCGGTAGCATTAACATGAGCGGTGTACTGACAATAGCTAACTCAACCTATAACAAACAACTTGTAATAAGGTCAGCAGGTTCTACTGCAAAGAATCAAGGAGAAGGTATTTGGTTCAGATGTGATGATGTAATCCAAGAAGTAGTATTACGCCATGAATGGTATGATACATTTGTTCCTGGATATGGACTTGCTGTCAGCAAGCATGATTCATTGGAAGCAGGGGATGCAAATATGTTTTTTTACAACACAGGACGGTTCATATCAAAAGCACCGCAAGGAACATCACCCTATCAATGCGTGTCTACTACTGTAAACGCCAATCTTAATGCAGACCTTCTTGACGGGTTGCATGAAAATTCGTTTTTAAGACACCGAGATACTTACGGTATTGACGGATATAATACTTTGTGGGCACAGATAGGAATAAGACAGTATAACGATGCAAAGCCAGACGGAATGGCTAATCCTATATATGATTGTGGTGCTGTTATATCTCTTCCAGGAGGAAATACGAGATTAGATATATGGTATAATCACAAGTCCTCAGCGTCAGATTCAACCACTAATGGTATTCAATATAGAAGCGGATTTAATGATGATAAAAAACCTTGGAGAATGTTGCTAGACAGTGTAAACTATGCCAGCTATTCTGACGGCCGCTACGTAAAGAAAGCAGGTGACACCATGACAGGGGATTTGAATATATCAGGTGGTCATATACTTTATATGTTGCAGACTTCCTCCACATCTACACAGCAAATACACTTCCAAGGCGGAAGGAGCGACTATGGCAGAATCGCTTTCGGTGGTACTGCTGAAAATGCCGGATGGATGGAGATAGCTTCTTGTGATGATGGAAATGAACCTATATATGCAAGACAATACACGGGCGTATTTACTACCATAAAGAGAACAGCAACATTATTGGATGCTAGTGGGAACACTTCTTTCCCAGGTTCTGTTACGTCAGTAAGGCACATATCCACCGTAGGCACAGGCACACAGCCTTACCAATGCAATTCCACTACATTGAATACCAACTTGAACGCGGATATGCTAGACAATTGGCATCTTAATTTCTTACCTAGAAATTACAATAACACTAGAACTTATGCAGTACAATTTGCTCTAGGTGGTACTGATAATAATTGGAGAAAGATATTCGCTTGTTCTGAATCGGGAGCCGGACCATATAGGTCAGTAACGGTTTGGGGTCAGATATGGTACGCCTATGGAAATCATGCACAGGAAGAAGTCAGATACTACCACTTCTGCGCCATTTTCCAAATGAGAAGTAGCCCTTCTGCTTCTGACAGCAATGTAGGAAATGTTTCAAACTCGGCACGCCTTTATCTTCCTACATTCGCAAAAGGAATGGATAATATCCGTCTTGTACGTGTAGGAACAAACAATTTTGAATTGCAAGTGCGCCAGATTGGTTCATATCACAATGGGCACATACAATACCAATATTGGACTAATGGTGCTAACGTTTCCGCATGGGAAAAACTGCAATCCACATCCAACACGTCTGTGGCTGTATCGGCAGGAGGTGCTTCCACGTTGGCTGACAGTAGGGCTTCTAGTGCGGATGTGCTTACTACTTCGAGAACTTTGTGGGGCAGACCGTTCAATGGTTCAGCGAACATTGACGGGAATATAGACAATGCGGCAGTAATAACTTCCAAAGGTGGTATTTGGCTAGATTTAAAAGGTTCCTCAGGAGTTGCATTTTACGCAGGAGGTTCTCTTTGTGCAGTAATGAATACTACGGGAGTTGGAATAGGAACTAGTTCACCGTCACAAAAATTGCACGTAGCAGGAAATATCATAGCCACTGGAGCAATTACAGCCAAAGCGTCCTCTTCGGATATAAGACTGAAAACCGATATACAGGGTTATGACGCTATGGGTATTATCCGAAAATTCCGTAGTGTGAAGTATCACTGGAACGCTGTTGCCAAGGAAAATTCCGAAGTGTTTAACCATGATAACTGGAATTACGGTCTTATCGCACAGGATTTGCTTTCCGGCGGTTATAGTCAGTGGGTGAAAGACGCTTTCAATGACTATTATACCATAGACTATGAAAGACTTATCCCTGTTGTGTGGAAAGGCTTGCAAGAAGTTGATGATGAGGTTACAAGATTAAAGAAAAGAGTAAGAGAATTGGAAAAGAGATTAGGAATTAATTAGTATATTTGCGATATGGAAGAAAATAATAAAAAAGTGGACATTTACATTGAAGGTAATGTGAAATGTAATAAATGGGCAAGTGGAATAATATATACCATGAGCGAAAAAGATGGATGGGATTTTAGTAATGCTATTGTTATCAAAGGTGACATTTGTTGTGATATCCTTAACTGTCATGGAAAGACTGTGCTTGTTTCGGGATATGTTACCGTAAAAGAACAGGAGGAAAAGTAACATGGGTCACTCTAATGGAAAGATTACAGCCCCGATAAACCTTGCTGGTGACGTTTACGCCACTCTTGGCATCGGTCCTACTAGTGATGGTTATGAATTAGGGTATGCGTGCGCAAACACCCACGGGAAAATAAACCCGTGGGCACGGTACAAACCTGTACGTTACGAAAGCCTTGCACCTGGACCAAATGAAAAATGGTGGCAAGGATGGGATGGAAACTGTGGTGTCAAACCTTTTCAAATGGCAGGATACTGGGATGCGCCAAAACACGCTGATGGAAGCATGAACGGATGGGAATACACCCCACCGACAGGTGGTAAGTTTCCATCTCGCCTTACCGACTTTAACGGGTACAATCATCGTGCCAGTGCACCAATTGGCAATTTTCTTGTTCCCACTCAGGCTACAAACCAATTCACAAGTAGCTCTTTCACTGCTTCATGTACCATTATGATGCCCTCAGAAGGTTCCCAATTGCTGGATGAGCTTAACATAGGGGATATTTCAACCGTAAAGGATTGCTATTTCGGAATATATGCGAAACAACGTAGTGGAAATCAGGGTAGAAGAGTTACGGCAAAAAATAAAATAGGAAGTGGGTATGCTATGGCGGAAATGATAACTTATGGTATGCCTACGGGAACTTGGGATGTTTACCCTTTTCTCTGTACGGCAATTCTTGAGCAGGACGCTTCTGATGTAGCCAATGACTGCTATTCAATACCTTTGTTATCAAGTAAGTCAATAGAGATTATTTCTTCTTATGTAAGCATTACCGTGCTTGCCGGACTACTTCCATCAATAGCTGGAAATACTACGGTTACTATAAGAGTAAGAAACAGTTCGTCAGGTACAATCACTTTCAGGAACAATGCTTGGCGGACACGTTTTATAAATAAGGATTTCAAAGACCCATTGGTAATGGGAGAACAATATGGCAGTATATCCGATTTTGATGTTCCTGCTGGCACTACCAAGGAAATGGAGATAACAGTATCGGTTTCGTCACAATTGGTTCAGGCTAAGAACGCCAAATTGTGGGTAAGTCTTAATAGTGCAAGTTACATAGGCAGCTCCATATTCATGGTGGCTCCCGACCAATAAAATAATAAGTTATGAAAAAAGTGGATATATGAGTGTAGTATTGAGTAAAAACGGAAAGAAACATACATATAAAGTGCATACCATTGTATTTAATTCCTTTAATAAAAGGAATAATGAATTGGTTATAGACCACATAGATGGAAATAAGACGAATAATAAATTGTCTAATTTAAGACAAATACACACAAGAGAAAATACAGCAAGAAGCAAGACTAACAAATACGGAAGAGGCGTTAAGTATTACAAAAACATAAATAAGTACGGTTCGTGTATTTCTATTAACCGTACAAGATATTATTTAGGGGTTTTCTCGACAGCAGAACAAGCTAGCAATGCTTATATAGAAGCACTAAATAACTGGGAGTTACACGGAATATTGCCAACTGTAAAAGATAGGAATATAAAATATTGTAAAGTTTGTGGGAGGGAACTTCCTATTGATGATTTTTATTTAATAAAAGGGCATGGAAGGTCATGGATGTGCAAGTCATGTTCTAGGGAATATTCAAAAAATAAACGAAATACAACAACATGGAAAGAGGTTTGATTTTTGACGAGAAGCCTGCCTTTATCTTTGATTTAGGCACTGGATATAGCAATGTTCATTTAAACATTGAACAAGTTGACGAACCCGAAACGGACGATATGGGAAATATTGTACAGGAAAAGTTTGTCAAAAAGTGGAAAGCCGATGTACAGCGTGTAAAGAACCCTGTATCATACGACAAAACGGTAGATGCCGCCATAAAGGATGAATTTCCCAACGGTGAGGAAGAAGCGGCTCTCAGAAAAGGTATTTTAAACAAACTTGACCCAGATTATGTAAAGCTGAACGAGTTTGCCGAAAGTGTGAAACAATCTTACTTGAAAGGATATGGAAAACAATGATAAACAACAGATAGGTGGGTATTTCTCCACCAAAAACGCTTCAAAGGATGAAGCGTTAAAAGGTATCGTAGCTGCAAGAATATCAGCATCGGAAGATGTAACCGACAAGGAATACACAGCATTGTCAAACCTTATAAGAGTAGCGACATCGGATGGATGCCGTATCTCATTGGTACAGGAAACGAAAAGCAGATCAAGCAGAATAGCACCAACAGGAATGCTTCTCCCGGCAGGAACGGTGGAATATTTTTCAGTCACACCAGGAAGCAAGGTGAGTGTTACGGGAACAGCAAACATATCATCTATCGAGTAAGTCATGGGCATGAATTATAACACTATATTAGCTTCCTTACTTGACGGGATATCTCTAGCATTGAAAAGCGGAAACTCGAATGTTGATGCGGAACAGTTCAACTTCCTTACTGACGCAATAAACAGATCAACTATCATACCGTCTTATTTTGATAGAGAAAATGCCATAAAGTATCCTGATGTGAGTGACACCGAGTTTGCAAGACTTACATACAAAGGTACTAAATTTCATCCCGTACAACCGTTATTATCTCCCGTGAGAGTACAAGGAATGACAAAACCCGTTTATTTGAAAGAAACATTGGATGCTCTTAAAAATAACGGGCTTATACGTCCAAAGAAGTCAAGGGGCAAATACAAGACTAAAAACTAGACAACCTCATACGCATACATTGTAACACAATCATCTTTATTCTCCATATTAACCGCTTGGAAAATGTTTTCTTCATTATCCAAAGCGGTTATTTTATATGTTCCGTTCATCAGATCAACAGTGTCACCTAATTTTATATAAGCGTACTTGTTTCCACTAGGTATTAAATACGTAATCTTTATTGGATTATTATTCCATTTTTTTAATTCTTTCATACAAATTCCTCTATTTTTTTAATCGTTGTACAAATATAAAGATATAAACATCCATAAACAAGCAAATAACTTATTTTAACAAGTTTAAACTATCTGAAACACAATAAGTTATACTAAGAAATTTTTATTTTTGTTTAGACCATCCATGTTGTAAATTTACATTCGTAAAGATGAGTGCACAGTCTTTACGGGAGTTATAATACACACACATTAAATTACAATATTATGGGTTCAGACAAAATTTTTATGTTCGACAATCCTGCCGCTGGAGAAAGCGCAGGTATTATGTCAATGATTCCTGCACTGTTGCAGAATAAAGGATTAGACCCCAATCTTGTAGCTGCCTTGATGAATGGAAACAAAAATCAAGACGCTTGGGGTGGTGCTGGTTGTTATTGGATCTGGATTATCCTACTCTTCTTCCTGTGGGGTGGTAACGGATTCGGTAACGGGTTTGGCAATGGAGCAAACGGAATCCCTGCTCAATTGAACAATGAAGCAGGACGTGAATTGTTGATGAATGCTATTCAAGGAAACGGAACAGCTATCAACCAGTTGGCTAGTTCTTTGAACTGCTCTACTCAACAGTTGCAGAATGCTATCTGCCAAATTCAAGGACAGATTCAGCAAGTTGGTAACCAGGTAGGTCTTTCCTCTCAACAGATCATCAACTCAATTCAGTCCAATAGTGCAGCTATCGGTTCTCAGCTTGCTTCTTGCTGCTGCGATATCCGTACAGCTATTGAACGTCAAGGATGTGATAGCCGTTTGGCTACGGTAGAGCAGACTAATACTTTGACAAGCAATGCAAACACTCAGTTTAACATCTTGTCAAGCAAGATTGACGCTCAAACTCAAATTATCCAAAGTGGATTCTGCGAGTTGGAAAAGAGAGAAATGCAACGTGAAATTCAGCAGTTACGTCAGGAAAACAGCAATTTGGCTCTGGCTGCTTCTCAACAGGCCCAGACTGCAAATATAGTTGGCCAACTTAAGGCTCCGTGCCCGGTTCCAGCATATTTTGTGCCTAACCCAAATTGTTGCTATGGAGGTTATCCGTTCATGGCTGGTTTTGGTGCAGGTTACGCTGCTGGTGACAACTGTGGTTGCAATTGCTAAAGTGTAGTTAAGAGTTCTTTGACTTATTGAATTGGGCTTCGTAATCGGATAAGTACATCCATTTATATCCTTTATGTTTATTCATCTGATTCAAACAACATTTAGAAATACTTTGATGTAAGAATCCATCGCATTCTGCATTTTTAATGGAACTGTAAATTTTGATATCATTACCCGTTAATGGTATTCTAACAATAGGACGAACATACATTTGTCCTCTATTACATCTTTCTTTATGTGATTTAGACATTTTTATTAAAGATAGTGGATTATTTTGATTTACTTTACGTGTACACCATCGAAGATTATCTTTACGGTTATTCTTTGTATTTGTGTCTATATGGTCTATACATGGATATTTATTTGGATTTGGTATAAAAGCCTCTCCAACTAATCTGTGTACTCTAACATAATAGATTTTACCCATTTTAGATAAAGAGCATTTATAATATCCATTTTGATTTATAGATAGATGTATTAACTTAGGTTTTTTAAATCTATCTTTTCCGCCTCTACCAGGTAAAATAAATCTTCCCAATGAGATAACCCGTCCAAATGAAGAAACCATATATAATCCTTCATATCCGATTACGTCCTTCCAAATTTCTCCTTCCAAGGAGATGTTCTTAATAAATTCTTCGTTTGTCATTGCTAACTCGTTTTAGTGATGCTAACATATAAAAAAGAGGGAAGGGCGTTAGCAAACCCTTTTCAATAGGTTGATCGCTCCTATCTATCCCGATGCAAAAATAGTAAAGTTTTAAAGAAAGGGAAAAGTTATGAGTTATTTTTTTAATCCTTATATGATGGGATATAACGCTAACCGTTTTAAAGGAGTACATAGACTTGACTTTGGAGGAATACCGTTTGTTCGGACATCTTCTGTAACGACAGATACGACAAATTCAGAGGTTATCTATGGTATTAACCCGTGTCTGTTCAGACGATTGCCAAATCAAGGTATTTTGCTCTTGAGTGTAAATCATGTTCCTGCTGCCGGATCTGACGGGTATCTTGTTTCTGTGGCTACCACACTGACAAATACCACATCAACATCCACAAGCAAGGTTCCTTTGGTAAACGGTTCGGGAGATCAGATTCCGTCTAGTGAAATTTCACAAGGCAATAAATACTTTGTCTATTACGACAAATGTAATGGGATATTTCAAGTAGTTAATCATATCGTTGCACCTGCTACTGCCGCACAGGCTAGAAGCACTGTAAAATGATATTAAAAAGTTAGAATAAGTATGTTTCAATCAATACGACAAGGACAGCAGTTTTTTATATTGCATAAAGGGGAAAACCCAAGATGTGATGTGGGCACTGTGGTAAGTGTTTCAAATCCTGTTCCTAAATATCAGAACGGATATACAGCATATCCTCTTCCGCAAAATGAAATGGTTGTGGATGTGAAAGTTAAGGTTGGAGATGATACTCTTGATTTTCAAAAGTTGCCAGCCAATCTTAGTATAGCAGACTTTTCCCAAGTAGGCGGGAATGTGGTTGTATCGGAAAGCAAGGATGCCATCAATGCTGAGATAGAAGCAATGAAAATAAGTAGTGTAAGGGTTGTGGAATCTGTGGAATACCATCAGAAAGTAATCAAAAGCTGCGATGAGATGCTTACAGCGTTGAATCCTGCATTTGCCGAAAAGGCGCAGCAGGACAAGGAAATGAAGGAACTTAAAGGTGAATTGTCACAGATAAAGGATATACTTGCACAACTTGCTGCTTCTGGTATCAAATTGCCTGACGTGCAACATACAAACAATAATAATAACAACAATAAAAAATAAACACTATGGGTTGGAAAGTATATGGAATGGGCCGTAGCTTTGAAGGTGAAGATATGGACCGGGAATTAGAAAAAGCGTATAAAGAAGGTTATCGTGACGCTATGGAAGAAATGGAAGATCGCTATGGTGAACGTGGCGGACGTGGCGGACGAAGTGGAAACGGTTATGGCGAAAGAATGTGGGATGATGACGATGAATACGGAGAAAGACGTGGAGTTAAAGGTACTGGTCCCTATGCCAGACGTAGACGCTAATTAAATTGGTTTAAGCCCGTAGTAAACCACTACGGGCTATCTTTTTAAAAACAAAAGCTATGGAAAGAACGAGATTAGATGTATATGAGAAACTTCCTTCGGGAATGGAAAAATATCTTGCAGAACATGGATGGAATTTCTCAAAGAAATTGTGTGAATATGCCGTTTCAAAAATGAAAGACAGAAACGGTAACAAAATACACCCATATGACAAAGACCAAGTAGAAGCATTGATGAAGCAATTCAATGTTGAATTGAAAAACGATGTGGAATACAACAAGGTTTATGTATTGAATATGGTACGTGCCGACTACATGGGTTCATCCATCGTCAATGAACAATATGCCTGTATGTTTGTAAAAGACTATCTTGACGATGTTGACGGAAGCCCTACCCGTGCTCTTGACGAGTATTATGCAAAATGTATAGCTTGTGGAACACCTTTCTCTTGGGAGGATTATATCTGATGTTATGGTACGACAAAGACTATATATTGAAGAATATGACTGGACGGTCGATGTATTCTATTCTGTGGATAAATACTCTTATTTAAGAGCGATATACAGACTTGAATATATTGGCTGTCCTTTTCATTTGCTGAACAGGATAACGGATAAGATAAAGACTGAAAAATACAATTACGGTGTAACGTATTCAAACGACAAGTGCACTGTAATTATTATCAGTCATAGTACGTCTGATGAAGAATTTATGAATACGCTGGAACATGAAAAACAACACATGATTGGTCATATAATTGATCATTATGGCATAAAGCCTTCATCAGAAGAAGCCGGATACCTTGCAGGATATGTAGGTGCTTTATTTACAAAGCCTATAAAAGACGAGATTTGCGATTGTTGTAAGAAAAAACTAAAATAAATCATTATGAAAAAGATTTTTATGGCTATGATTAGCGGAAAAAGCAAAGAAGAAGTATATGATATGCTTAACGATTCGGAAAAGGAAATACTGTTCGGTATTGCTCAAAGCATGGGAATGACACGGGTGGAAAGAAGAAAAATGAAAAGAAAATACGAAAAGAGAAGATAGGCTAACTGCCTATCCTCTCTATTATTAGTTAAAACTTTTGTATAACTCAAGATTGTTGAAAACATAGCACTCTTTATCCTTGACTTGAGGATACATGTAAGAGGGAATATGTGCTATCTTACGGGCATTTCCCCAGTATGATATCCCATCTTTTTCGTTAAACAGAAGTTCCGGAGTATCATAGAACAGGTTAAGTTCTCCTGTTGTTTGTACATCTTCATTCCATTTACCTTCGTCACGGGCGATATATAGTTTAAAATTATTCATATTTCATGTTAAAATAATGGTCAAGTCTACTCCTGTATTTAGGAAATTCGTCATACATGAATTTTAATGTTCTCATAGACATACATTCTTTCTGTACTCCCTTTTGGTTTAACTCGCAAAATTGCCTAAATGACATTTTCTTATAGAAACTGGGTTGGTTTACCCATCTTGCAATCTGCACATATATGTTTGACATGGGATGAAGAACGTAATCCTTGTATCTCATGACATATCCAAGACATTTGTATCTCATAAGTATCTCTATCCTTTCAAACAGTTCAAGAATGTCTTTTATAAGCAACTCTCTGCTTGTACCGATTCCAAATCCGCAAAACAGATAAAGTTTGGTTGACTTGTCTGTAATGTTTCTCCATAAATCAAGTTTTCTTGAAATAACATCCTTGTCCTTTATATTGTCAAATGCAAATGTATAGTCACCGTAATATTTGCTCTTGGATAACATGGAAGCCCTGTTAGGAGTAAGAAGTCTTATGTCAAGACCCTGTTTGAACTGAAACTGTTTCCCGGTTGCTTGCAACTCTGTAAGGTCATCCTCCCATCCTGCATATCCAAGGAAATTATCATCAAGAAGTGATATTACCTTTCTGTCGCTGTCTAGGAAATTGGACAACTCCGAATATTTGAATACCTTGCTTTCGTTTCTGTTTACGCAAAACGGGCATTTTCTGAAACACCCCCTTGTAAGGAATCCTATGGAAAAATCGGTATAGGACGAATGATACGCCTTCAATTTACCTTTTCGCTTTATCGTTTCAATAAAGGAATCATATATATGATAATCGGGCATCTGTGTTCCCCATAACAAACCGTTAAACAGTTTTGTATTAGGAAGATCGTGCAAATCCTCATATCTTATATCATTGAAGCTGTTATCATGAGCATTTCCCATATACCATCCCGTTCCCCCATACATCACACTTCCCTTATATCCATGTATGAAACTTGGTTCGTTTGTGGATGTAAACACCTTTGATACGGTAATAACATCATAGGAATCAATATTGTTTCCATCCATCAATAATTCCGTATGAATACCTTTTGATTTAAGGAACGCGGACATTTTCATTATGGCAAGATTGGGGAATGTGGTTCCGTTATCTAATAAATCCGCATCAATCAATCCTACTTTCATATAAGTTTTCTTTTTATAAGAGTGTTTTCTACTTCCATCCAATTAACGAAACATTTCTATTACCACTTTATTTTCCGAGTTTCCATCATCAGGATGTACATCAGTAAAATCAATGACAGAAAAATCATATAGATCAGGAATGTATTCAGTTTGATAATCTCCTGTATTCATTACGATATTTATTTCAGCATCCTTATTGACAACTAACATTAGTTCGTCAATCATGTCTTGGACAGTAATTATTCTTTTCATCATTGTTTATATGGGTTTTACAAAGCCGCCTAAGGCTCATATTTATATCAATTTTAATGCTTCCTGTAAAACAGCTTCAAGTGCGTCTTCGTAGACATCCCATTTACCACCATCATTAGGTCCTTCATAAACAGAACTGGTTATATGAGTTCCATTGTCAGCTTTAGATATTTCGTATCCATAGCCACAAGCACAGTTATATACACATATATGCAGGTTCTTGGTTTCACGTAACCACTTCTGGGCAACGGATTGCGGAGGAAATTCTATATCTGTAAACATCCCTTTCTCTTTCAGCATCTTTGCTGTTTCTAATGTTACAAGTTCTTCGGTCATAATTTTATTCTCCTTTCAATTTCTTTATTAGCGCATCAGCGAAACCAAGGCTCCATTCTACTGTCATATTTAAACTAGCATTCATTACCTGTTCATGTGAATTGCTGCAAAATCCTTGCATGGCAGCTTTCGCTAGTTCATATCGCCTCTGTTCCCAGTCAATAGCTGAAAAATCAAGTTCGCATTCTCTGTAAACCATGTTATCACATACATATAAATAATCTTTGCTATGTTGAGAGTTGATGTTTAATTGGGGAGTTACATCTACCAAAACTCCAGTTGATTTTATTCTTGCTTTCATTGTTCCTCCTTTGTTTTAAAATGTTCAATCAGTTCGTTTACGGTGGCCTTGTGATAACGTCCTAAAATAATGGTTGCATTATCCCAATTTTCATCCCAAAAGAACATAATGCCTTTGAGTTCTGTGAAATAATGATCATTACCAATAGAATCGCCATAAGAAACGCTAAGAATGGAATCTGCTATAAACCACTGCATGTAGTTACTATCATCCCTTAATGCAGCGATAGCTAGGAAAAGTTCTTCATTCGTTCCGCAATCAATCCTTCCTTTCTTGGTTACGGTATCTATATCATATATCACCCCATATAAATTCCCATAAGATGTTATGATTGCTCTTCCTTCTTCAATGCTTTTATGACTTCCATTGCCGTCATAATTATGTGCATCTAAGGTTGTATTACCAAAATTAAGTATTTCATATCCCAACTCTTCCAGCTTCTTCCGAAGCTCCGGTGTGTTTTTGCGTATAAAGCACTGTGTTGTAAATCCCATAGTTATTCCTCCTTGTCTATCTTAATATCCGTTACTTTCCCACGACTGACAAAGCACTGGTCCATGTTTGGGTTTTCATAAGCTATATCGCAAATGATTTCTGAACTATCATCACACTCATTTTGTAATGAGCACTCATCACATATTCCAACGCACAATTCATGCAACACTCCGTCTATTATTATTCCGTTATTTATTTCCATAATCAAATACAATTTCTCATATATGTTTTCCTATCAATCATACCGTTTTCTGATTCTTCTACCAAGCCAAAGAATGTATTAGCATAACAAACATGCTCGTCTATCATTATACATATTCCATCAGACGGATAATATTCACATGAAACATTATCATCCCAATCTATATGTTTTTGTGCTTCTTTGGCTATATCATCACAAGCAATCATATACTCTATGTATTTATTATATGCTTTTCTTATTTTGTCAAATATATTTCCTTTCATGGTTTTCATCTATACACCCATCATCTTTTATCCATTAATTGTTTCATTTAACTTTTCTTCAAACTCCGCAATGATACAATCTGCATCACCGCCATGTACCCAATTGTCCAATACAGACGAAAGAACTTCAACTGCCTTTCTAGATGTTTCGTCAACTGCCATATTGATCGCTTGATTCACTTCCTCTAACGTAAATATGCTCATAATTATTCCTCCTTCTTTTTAAGGCTTATATCAATTGACAACCTATCGACAATTTCCTCCTTAATTATCTCCCTACACAAATTTCTTATCATAAGGTAATCACCGTTTTTCTTTATCTCGTCAGAAACCATACAACGAATCCACCTCTCTATATTAACATCGTCCCCATAGGTGTTATGGAAGATATGTTTAACTTCCTCTTTCACAATTGAAACTATTATATCCTTTATATCCTCTTTAGTCAACTTTAGTTCGTTATGGATATAGTTTTTTACTTCTCTGTATCTATATTTGTTCATAATCAATTCATCCTTTTAAAACATTCAACAACTCTTTAGCTCTCTTATAGGTATCAAAGCCCTTTACATTCACCCATTCGTATGAAATACGTTTGTCTTTTCTGACTTGTACCCAATATATTATTATGGGAATACAACCGTTGCACCCTTCTCCTCGTATGATTCTGTACCTTTCCATATTAATCTCCTTTCTCTTTAATCCGTTCAAGCACATCTCTGTTGGCTTCGAGTATATCATCGAAAGACGGAATAGGCATCCACATGTCACACTCGTAGTCGTTCCAATCCTCAAATTCAAATCCTCCGTCTGTCGCAACGTATGGCGATCTCCCAGGTGAAACAACGATATAGCCACTAACAATCGATCCATTTGATACCATTCTGCAAAGGACAATCTTGTTTGGGTCCGGCAACCGTTCATTAACACTAATCCAAGGCGATTGCTTGGACTGCCATTCGGCACCTTGTCTGAATGCCTCTTTAACTAATCTCATTTCTAAGCTATCATCGTAATGGCATTCATAACAATCTTCTGCCGCTTCCCGTGCCACTTCTTCTACTGTCTGTTTCATATCTATCTTGTTCAATAATTTCTTCATTTTTAGGATTATCCATTAAACTCATCCATATATCCCATCTCTTTCAAGCGGATATTAAACTCTTCAACCGAATCATTATTAGGAATGAATTGTTCAAGAACATCGTTAAAAGGGTGCAGATAGTTTTTTAAAATATCATTAGCCTCTTCTTCTCCACGTTTCTTTCCTAATCGGTCTTTGCATACTTCTATGTAATCATCTTTTGTCATATTGTAGTGCGTGACTGTATCAACAATTGTACTAAACCGACAATATAAGCCGTTTGGCTGTTGGGCTATAAATGATCCCATAATTACCTCCTTCTAATTTTTTATTTATCCACGGTTTATTTTACAATAATCTTATTATCGGATGATGGCATTACAACCACATTTCCGGCATCTGTGCTAATTTTTAGGATAGGATTAAAGTCAAAGTCAGTAGTGGCTACTATAATCATATCTCCAAAAACATATCTTTTATCTTGTTCCAATTCGTTCATATCTTATTTGATTTACGCTAATTCAATTATAGCCTTCTTTAAATTAACAAATAAAGGTATTGCTGACATGCCCCCATTGCAATCCAACTGTCTTAAAGAGGGTACAACCTCTCCGTTATCATCAATCTCATAATCTGCAATATAGGCTAACTTCTTCGCTTCGGGAACCAATATCCTTTCATGAGCCATGACCGTTATACAGACCTTGCTTCCAACAGGGAATCCTTGGTTAGATTCAATGTATTCCTTTTCCAGCTTAATTTTCTGATTCTTCAATTCCCTTATTTTTGAATCAATATCATTTTTCTTTGTCTGAAATTCTTCTTTGTTCATTTTTTTTCTTTACTTTATGATATTTTATTTGTCTAAGTTTTTTTTCATCCATATTAGTCCGCTTCTTTCTTGGCAACATTCACAGTAGTTATATCCTAATCGTTCATACCATTTCTCTTGCCAACTACCTTTCTTTGCCTCAAGAAATACACGGACACATCCTAATCCTTTGGCTATTTGTTCTGCACGAAGCATTAAATTGATTCCGTTTCCATTTCGTCTTTGCTTTCTTACAAACAGGGATGACAATATTATCTCACTTGGATTGTCATTGTATCTATGCAATGATATATGACCATTATCCAATATTATATTTATTATTTCATTGGGCTGTATACATTTAATCTCCTTTCTATTCAATTCGTTAAAGTACATTTCTGTTTGTTTCATAATTGCTCCATCTTAATTTATTCTAACAAACTTGCCTGCAATATCGCAGGTTCTCAATATTTCTGCATTATTCTCACCAAAAGCGATAAGGATACTACCACAACCTAGAGAATCCCCACGAGTTCCGTCTGGACGGAAGAATCTGATTCGGTTACGCAAGAATTTCATTGCCGTTGCCTTCTCGAATATCACATCCTGAAACATCTTTGAATCGCAGCGATTGAAAAGTAAAGCAATACCGTTTCCATGTTCTGCCATCCGTTTAACGAAACATTCTATAAGAGGGCGGGAATAAGGTGGATTCAGCCAAACACGACCTTTCCATTCCTGTTTTAATCCATCGTCATTTTTGTTGTACATGACATTTGCCGTTTTATAGGGGGGGGCTACTGGGGCACATGGGTCTAAATCAAATTCACCCAATGCGTCTATAACTTCTTTCGGTGTGTACCATTCATCGGTACTATTAGCCGATCTTTCAAAAGTTGTATTCATTTCTGTTTCGTTATGAAGGTTTATTAATTACCAAGTCGCATTCAGGTGCCCATCCTAAAGATTTCGCACCATCCCATACATTGTATAACCATTCATCCACATATCCCTTTTGTGGATTAAAATTAGAATGATGGAGGTTAATTATCTCAACCTCTTTGCCAATCTTAGATTTATCTGGATGATTGGCTATTTTTACTTTTTCTCCAATCCTAAATTTAGCTTCCATTACTTCCGTTTTTTAGTTGGTATATAAATTGGGGATGCTTTCCCTTTATTGTTTTTGTTTATGCCATTCATTTGTTCAACCATCTTTTGAGTGAAGATGGTTGAACCAGCAAGACCTTTGATATTCTTTCCCATATTAGTTCCTTTCGGTTTAGTTTTGAATTAATTCCGTTTTATCTTTATGATATCAATCTTTCCTCAACGCACCAACATAGCATTTCATAAGCTGCATCTATTAATGAGTAAGATAAAAATTCTTGATAATAATCAAATTCGTCAGACATAGAATAACATATATGCCAACAATTGTCACTAAAATACATTGTAATCCAATAAGTATCCGTTCCTGTTTTTATCTCTTTTGGTAACAGTTCAAATATGTCAAGCAAGGTAAATGCAGGAATACAATGTTCTTTTCTGAACGGTTCCTTGAAAGTTCTCCACTCTCGTAAAGATAATTGTGGTTGTTTGCCTTCTTCATAAGGATATAACATCCAAGTCATTGATGCGTTACCTGTATTCACCCCAAGTTCTTGCAGGTGTTTTATTTTGTCAATCGACAGCACATTCTCCAAAATTTCCATCAGTTAAAATATTTTTGGTTTTATTTGATACGCTTGCAGTAATATATCTGTTCGTGGTTCTTATATCAGAATGACCAGCCATAGATTTAAGTTCTCCTTCTGGTATTCCCATATTAGCCCATCTTGTAATAGCTGTTCTACGTCCTGTATGTGTTTTGATGAACTGGTACTTCGGCCCTTTCATAAGTACATTTGCCCGTCTTACAAATACCTGCTTGTTTATACCTGCTCTACATCCAAGAGTTGGTAGAACTTCATTCATAGTAGTCTTTAAGGAAGATTCTATGTTGTATTTATCGAACGATCTAACCTCTTTTATCATTTCTATAATCTTGGAAGGTACAGGAACCTCAACGTTCTTACCTGTCTTTTTTGATATATACGAAATAACATTTCCTTCCATCATAGAATCTTTCAATCTGAAAATATCGGAATATCTCATGGCAGTATAGCATTGAATCAGAAACAATTTCTTTACTATTTTTTCTGTAACGTTAAACGGCTCGACATTCCAGAATAATTCTATTTCTTCATCCGTAAGAGATATATTTGAAGGAGATTTTACGTCCAGAGAGATAATATAATCATTGATATATTTACTCATATCTTTTGATTCGGACAATATTCTTTTAAGCATTAAAAGATATGCCTTTTGAGATGATTCACTTATCTTTCTCTTTGACTTTATAACATTGATCATATCATCTATCATATCACGATTTACAGGCTTTTCAATAGATGGAACTTCCTTGAAGGTAGGGATGGTATCATTAAAATCATACTCGTCATAAAGCTGATTGGTAAGATATGGCATTATATGTTTTGATAATGCTTCAAATCTTACCTTTCCGCTTCTTGTCTTTGTATTATTCAACTTTTCTATCAATACGCCTACAGTCATAATTGAAGGGCTATATTCGTTCTGAATTGTTTCAAGTCTGTTTCTTAAATCCTCAATCAGACTGTTCTGTGATTCTATAGTCTTGTTTAACCTATCTATTGTTTCAGCGAGAATCTGAATTGTTCTTTCTTTATCTTCCATATCTTATATATTTTTGTTGCAAAAATAATAAAACGGTATATTCGATAGGTTAAACAATAGTTATCAACTCTTAAAAATGTTTACTACGCCCATTAATTTATAATCTCCCTCTTCATTAATGATACATATAGGAGCATTATTCTTAGGATTAGTGTATGCCAATGTGACATAATCCCCAGGAAATACCTTCAATGCGTTAATCATCTTTTCAATGTTCAGATTGCAATCAAAACGCCCTTGACAAGATCCTTCAATTCCGACATTTTCCGATATTTTATACCCTGCATCATTTGTGTATGTTATATCCATTTTATTATCTTCCTCCCTGCAAACAAAATGTGACATGTTATATACATCTGACATTACCTTTATTCTTGAAAGGGAATCTATCAAGTCGCTAGTTCTTGCTTTAATAAAGTAATTAAAGTTTGATTTTATATTATTTACCAATGGCAGGTAGTTTACAAACTTAACCTCCATCAGAGTACAATTAAAGACAGACCCGAAATCCCCATAAGATATAGACATCACCCTTTCATCATCAGATACAGAAACAGTTACATTTTCTTCTGACAACATTTCAAGAAAGGATAACGCTTCCTTTACCGAAGTAGGCATTACATTTATGCACAAGTCCTTTGATATATCCGGCTGACATTCTATAACATCTCTTACAAATACAATCTTATCGGACGAACATATATCAATGCAATTATTGGAACAAATAAAATTTATCCCCACTCCACTAAGGCTGGTCACAACGTCACTGATATCATTAAATCCTATGTTCCTTTTTAATGCTCTATACAGATCATTCCTGTTCACGTTGACCCTTATCCCGGTACCACGCTTACCTATTTTAATATCAGGATAAGATTCCACATCTTCTGCAAAGAAAGACGCTTCACTGCCATTGTAAGAGAATATTATATCCTTATCATATATCTTTACCGTAACAATGGAATCCTTTACTGTTTTGAGTAACTTTACAAGTCTTATTCCGTCTACTGCAAACTCCTGCCCGTCATTGCAGTCTGAATCAATAACGGGAATAATCAAACGCATCTCATTGAGGTTGTTGTATGAAGTAACCTCTATCGCATTCTCTGATGCTATATATTTAAAACGAAAACATTTAAGTATCGTCAAGCCTGTATCGGAAAGGCAGGCTTTGGCTGAGTTTAACGTTGAATATAAAACTTTTCTATCAAAAACTATCTTATTCATAAATGTAAAATTCAAATGTATTCAATCCAAGAAAAATGTTCTCTTTTATCAAGGTAATCCATGTCGTTCTCGTTATCATAGGCTTCCTTCTCAAACGATATATTCCTATACGCATTACCTTTTTGTGTAAGCCTGTACAGCCATTCCAAAAGATACAAAATGTAAAACGGAACATACAAAAGCTCTTTCATTTGTTTTGTATGAATCGCTTCGTGATTGTAATCGCTTTCACGCATCGTACATCCTTTTCTTACGAAAAGAACCCCAAACAAATTTATACACTTGTACCCCTTGAATGGAATTATTTTGTTATATATAACTTTCATTGAAACAGCTCTTTAATTATTTTTTCAAAACTTACCTTTGTAGTGCTGTTACGCATACAATAATCTTTTATCTGTAGTGTATTTGACATCCCCGGCTGACCACGCTCAATAGCGTCAAGTATATTCCACAACATATCCTTAGACCATACAAAATATCCTCTAAAGAAATATGTAGCCATCACATCAGCCTGTTCTATTATATGATTACGGTCATGGTTACTGTCAGGCATTTTAAGTTCTATGCCATATATCTTACCGTCATGTATATAAGCAAGGTCCGGCATACTTTTCTTTGCTCCTAGAGCACGAAATTCAGCCGACTTGTTACCACTTACAGCAGGATGGAGAAGTTCGGAAAAGAACGCTACAAGCAACCCTCTGCATCCTTTACCTTCCTTCTCGTTCCTATAACTAACTACTATATCTTTCTGCATTTTCTTTTCTTCCGCAGACCGTTTTTCCTCAGCCATAATAAAAAAAATTGTATTTGGCAAAGGTATCACGAAATGGGGTATATGAGAAAAATAAAAGGTTAAAGTTTGTTATCAACCATCTCAAATCCTTCACACATGTCATGTCCGCTGTTTCTTATCTTCATGGCAACGTGTTTTTCAAACCAAGGAATATAGCAGACATATCCAACAAACAAATTGTCTATAATAACCGTATATCTATGCTTGCAGCGACAACAACAATACTCTCCGTTCCTGCAAGACTTTGTATTGCTATTTTGCAAGATCATCCAAAGAAATGTTTTCTGACAAGAAATCGTCCGTACATTGTTTCACCACATCATCGAACCGCAAATCGCAATACTCGTCAATCCAGTCACCTATGAAGTATAGTTTGTTGCTTCCTGCAATAACGCCAAACAGAATAGGGTCTTTTCTTTTTTCCACCTCTTCTTTTTTCTTGTCAGACGGTAAATCTGTTCCGTTGTTATCAAAGTCGTAGTGGAGAATGGCATAATTATCAAATATTTCATATTTGTCTATGTCCGTCTTTTTCCTAATTATGTCAAATGGTATGATTCTTGTATAGTCAGATATGTAATCAAGGCATAGATTTTTCGGACATCCTTTTGCAAACTTCATAAGATTTTCCTCTGATATAGCCTTGTATAATCCTTTGCTGAACAATATGCTTTCGTATTTGCATATCACCATGTTTTGGAATAGTTTTTCTTTCAAGGCGTGTTGACCGGATCTTTCAGCATAACCTAGCATCAGTATATAGTCTTTTATCCTATCCCTGTATTGCTTCATCTCGTTTTCTGTCTGTATCTTCACCTCAGAGAAGAAATGTATCACATCAAACTTGGATCTTCTGTATTCGTCTACATAGTCCTTAATCTTTTTAAACCATGAGTTTTCCTTATGGTTTATGCCAAGAAGAGAGGTTCTTACTTGCTTGTGCTCCTGGTTTGTTTTTACAGAATCAAGCATTGTCGGTGAAACGGTAAGATTAAATTCCGCCACTCCTTCCTTGTCATTGCTTTCCATGTATTGTTTTAGGAAATCGTAAGACATTACACTTGGATTAGGATCTTTCTGCTCTATAACGGAGTATTTGGGCAGATTAAAGTCAAGCCTTATCGTTTCGTGAAACAAGGCAATTTTACCATCGCTGTTAAGTAAATTTTTTCCCATAATTAAATGTTATTTTTTGTTTCTTTGAATATAACCCCATATAAACTTGCTGGAATATCCGCATTCTTTCATGGCTTTACGAAAATCAGTTTCCGTATTTCTGATATACAACTGCCGTATTGCCCAATAAGTATTGTATCCTTTAAGTTCCGCATACTGGAAAAATTGTGTAGGTGTCATTTGCTCGAACTTTAAATCTCCTACCAGTTCTTGCAGCTCCGCCATTCTTATTTCCTTTTCGGTTGGATATACATATCCGCAGAAAGGACATTCCGAAGCAGTTATGGCAATATATTTACCACACTGTTTACATTCCTTCACTCCTTGTATTCCTTCACATTTCCCCTTGTTATGCCATAAAGCCCATTTACGTTCTTTCTCAAACTTGCCGAGCCGTGATATGTTACCACCGAAGTCTAGGAGAAATGCTTCTGTCTTATTTGGGTGAAGCCGTATAGCCCTGCCAGTTGCCTGGATATAAAACTGAACGGATTGTGTAGCACGGTTTAATATGCAAACCTCTATACTTGTTTCATCGTATCCCGTAGATAAGATACCACTGTTGCATATAACGGTGAATTTATCGTCATGGAAATCCTTGATAAGCTGTTCCCTGTTTCCTGTAAGATGCTTGTATCTTTCATATAATGCTAACTCATCCGGCTTATTCTTATCTATACCTGATATGAGGAATTTTGCGGGAATGCCAGCTTCATTAAATTCAGCGCACATCCTTATCGCATTTGCCTGTGTGGCATCAAAACAGATTGCTTTTTTCATCGGGCAGATACGCATATAGTTTTCAATCACCCCCTTGTACTGTACAGACTTGTTGAACACCGCACCCATCTGCCTGCTATCGAAATCACCTGTGCGATAATCGGTATTAACCTTAGACAAGTCGGGCGCATCAACCGTAAACGTTCTTAACTTGGTTATGTTTCCCCGGTCCATCATATCCTGTATCTGGGCGGTTTCTACAATCTCTTCATAGTTCATGCCAAGCTGCCTTTGGTTTCCACTTCTCATCGGGGTTCCTGTAAGACCTACTACATACTTATCATCAAGCAAACCAGATTCAAAGAGAAAGTCCGCATCAGAGGTGTGCCCTTCGTCTATTAGGCAGAGAGATACACTCTTAACCCATTCAACCCATTCGGGCTTTTCTAGCCTTCTACGGAGAGTTTGAGCCATTGCGGATACTACTAGACCTTTGGGTATGTTCCTGTGCTTAGGAGAGATATATTCAGCCTGTATGCCAACTCTTTCCAACGTTCCCCCTGTCTGTGTCATAAGTTCAGATCTGTGGGATACGATAAGCACCTTATTCCCCTTTTCTACAGCACCTTTAGCCATAAAACTCATTATGACCGTTTTGCCGTAACTTACACAGGCAGAGAATATGACGTGCTTATGATTAGTCAGGGCATTTCTCAGACGGGTTATCCCCACCTCCTGGTAATCCCTTAGCTTGATTTCGTTTGTACTCATCTTCTTGTATGATTCTTTCAAGTTCTTTTTTTAATGCAACCACAAAAGCCATGCACTCTTCTCCTTCAAACTGCTTGACAAACTGCCTGGCGGCATCTTCGTAATCAGGAACACATTCTTTTTTGAAGTATTCCTCATTGTCTTGAAGAACCATCCAATCCTCGAATTGGTGGTTTGGTTTTTTCTTGAATATGTGCAGCAAAATGGCAGTGTCACTATTTAGTTTGATTAGCTTCCTGTCGTAGTTTTCAAATTCGTCAACGTAATCCGTATTCATCTTCGTAAAACAATTTAAAGTTTCTCCATCTATGCCCGTTTTTCCCCTTACAAAAAGAACTGCATGAGCGTTGTGGCATACCTAATTTCCTCTCACAGTCACAACAGGCTTCAAAGCATAGAAATCTGTTCGTACCTTCCTCTATCGCAATGACAGCCCTTGTATTGTTTCTATGACCGAGATAAGAACCGTTTTCCTTTCGTTTATTTATGAGTTCCTTCATAAGAACTCTTTTCTTTTCACGTTCCTCATCCGACACTTCCCTTCCTTTCTTGAATCCATAATTATGACCTTTGACGAACCTTCCTTTTTCGTCACGGTAAGATATTGGATAATCTATCCATAATTCGCTAATTGCTGGCATTGAAATCTAACTTTAGTTTTACAATTTCATCACTCATTGCATGTACTCTTTTCAGCCATGCCATTTTCCATGCTTCTTTTCCTATACCATATATACGATATATATCATCTCCTGCATCATCAAATTTGATAGGAGTGCAGCTTGTTGACTTACATTTCGTTCCGTCCATAAGTTCAACGTCACCTACACCCCCATTGAGCATGATAAAGTTGATATTGTTTTCTATGGCAAGATAGGGGATGATTATTTCATCCCCACGATTAGGTTTGTTGTGCTTGATTAATGTAGTCATAACAATTTAGACAATAAATCTTTAAACTTATCCTCATACCACAACGGTTGTGTTTCTTTAGGATTATTCGGGCTTACTTGGTTTTCCCCATAAGAAAGACCTTTTTCCGTGATTGATTTGAATCGTTTTTTCTTACCGTATGAAGAATTTCGGCTCAATTCGCATAGGTATCCTTTTTCGATAGCAGCCTTGTTAAATGCCTGTGCGGAAATTTTAATTCCTTTTTCAGACAACAATTCAGAGGCAGACTTTAATATACCTTTCGATGATGTATAATCTGGAAGAGATATATTTAATGGGTCAAGTATTTGTTTTGCGATAATCAACTTTGAATTATCATTTAAGTTCAAAAACTTTGCCGCCCATGTAGCTGCATTCATTTTATCCGATATGGTTGGTTGATTATCAATTGACTTATTCTCTATAATCTTATTAACGGTATGATGGAATACTTGTCGGTAAACCTCAAATACTGATCTTACTTTTCTTGCAATAAAAAATTCAAGACAAGGCACAGTAATATGATAATCAATTCTTCTTGAATAACCGATTCCATTTTGGCATTTTACTTTTTGGGTGATTGCCTGATAATCAACACTTTCAATAAACTTTTCCTTAAGTTCGTTTACTGCTTTATGCTTGTCTTGATAAACAAGCATCCATACATCATCAAAATTTACTGGAAATTCGTTATCTGATTGTGATAGCTTTAATATTTCATTGAAATACGCCTTAATTTCTCTTTCACTACTTTCTTTAGATAATGTTATATTTGTTGACATATTATTAACTTTTTGTGGTAACTCCGCAATTACCCGTTACGTATTTGAAACACCAACGAAGTCATTAATTTTACTTATTGGGTATTTTTTCGCATCACGTTCGTTGAGTGAAAGATAAGCTAGAGCCATTTGTAACTTATCTTCCATCCTGTCTATATCGTCTTTATAATCGCATCTGTTAAGTTCCCAATACAAAAGCCTTGACGGATCATTAACCGGGCGTAAATCAAATGGATCATCATCAGATTTACCGTCATATACGATATAATACATTTTATCCACATCGGGATGGGAAAGAAAATGCGACATTAGCTGCCAATAGTATTCTTCTATAGCCTGTTCCTTTGTGGCTTCTCTCAAATATTCAATCTTACTTTCAGAAGTAAAGCATTTCACTTCGGCTATATAAGATAATTTACCATTGACATCAAATCCATATCCATCGGGAGAATCACCATATCCATCATAGATATTATCGACAAAAATAATTTCGTCAAAATCATCCGCACAGGACATTAGTCTGGAGAACGTGTTATGGTTAAAACATTCTATAGCGTCTTTTTCATGATCCTTTCCCCACTCCATGTCAGAAGTGGATATATGTCGGCATGGCTTGTTTAACCTTCTTTCCCTTGCAACCTGATAAAGATAAGATATAGCTGTATCCCCGAAAGGAACGTCAACTGTCTTTCTCTTTACGCCCTGTTTTTTTGCAATCTCTAGTTCGGAAGGTGTCATTTCCCTTCTCCCAGAAACCATAAGTTTTCCAATGGCGGAAGAGGTGATTTTACCACACCTCTTCATAAGCCATAATTTTTCTTTTTCTTCTGCTTCCATTATTTCTTAGTCGCTTCGTTAAACAATTTCATAGCTTCCGCGTCCACATCATAGCTTGCCGTGATGTATCCAATTTCGCATTTCCCACTTTTTAACGCTTCCAATGCAGCCTTGAATTTATCAGAGTTGACTGTCATTTTCTCTTTCTGTGGTGGTGGTGGAACATCACGCCCTATACGTAATCCGTAAACCTTTCCTCCATCGCTTGGGTCACGTGTCAGTTCCTTGCACAATATGACACGAAAATCACGGATGGTTTCAGGATAATCAGTTTGTGCCAGCTTTGTAAGGCGTTTGCGGTTCGTACTGTTCAATAGCATAGGTTTAGGAACAAGGTCTGCTTCTTTAAAGTAAGCAATCCATGATGGTTTCTTACTACCTTGTACCTTTGCATTCTCATCCCATACGATATGGGATATTGTAGCAATAATAGACTGACCGTTAGGGAGTATTTCTACTCCCACATAATCAGATTGACTTCCAGTTCTCCAATGATGGAAAACCTGATTTTGTTGTTCGTTTGCCATATATATACAATTTAACTAGGTAAAACTACAGTTGAATTTCCCGTTTTGTCTACAATGACGCTCTTTCCGCCTATGACAGCTTCCGTCTTGTGTCCACTTGGGTATTCCGATAAGCAGGAATCATTTTCCGCTTCATACGGATATACATCCATGATGGCGGTTTCGGCTATGGATGAAATCACATAGTCTGCCATTGTGCCTTTCATTCCTTCGTCAAGTTTCTTTACAGCATCTCTCAAATCTGCTGCCTGAACAAGCATATAGCATGATGTCTTTTTCTCCGCTCCGCTTTTTTCGTCCAGAGTGATGTAATACAGCTTACACTTAAACCATCGATCGGCTGCATCTTCCTCAGATGGGAACAGTTCGCTGTAGTTGGAGCGTTTAATGTCCGAAACAGTGAACTCGCCACTGATAAACGGTGTCATTTCCGATATAATACGTGCTTCTGCCTCAGTGAAGCTAAGCGCATCAACCATGTATTGCTCACTTACTTTCTTATTCATCCCATTTTCTGCTACTTTTTCGTAGCGAATTTTACACTCAAAAAATGTTTTCATGTTTATTGTTATTTAATAGTTCAATTACGGTTTCCTTAAACATTTCTTCGTTATCACAAATGATAAATTCCTCAAAATCATCATCCTCTTCATACCTAACACCATCTTTATACATTGTCATTTCTCCAAATGAATTTGGATATGGTGCAGTCAGACCATTGTAATCACAACAATCAGGATATGTTTCAGGTATAAGTCCTTGTCCTTTTAGCCAATCCCTTAGTTCGGGAGTGTTTTCATTTATGTATGCTTCTTTTTTCATGAGGTATTAATGTACATTGTTATATCTGTTCCATTTATAAAGGGCGTAGGGGAATCGAACCAACTAACCATAATTGGGCAGTGCCAAAAATCATTAGTAAACTATGTAAAATCAGTCAATCCAAATTTAATTTTAATTACATTGATTATGGATTTATACTGCTTCTCGTAGACTGTTCCCGAATGTGTTTCCTCCACTTTCTTTTCAAATTCTTCAATGCTACCACGAAAACATCCACAGATTATTTCCACTTTCTTTTCTTTTGTCATATATGCGTGAGTGTGGCGATTGCATGAGCCGAAACCGTCAAATCCGCAATGCTCGTTGTCGTTTTCTATATCAGCATCTCCGGACACCCAAGCATTGCCGGACACCCAAGCATCGCCGGACACCCGAGCATTGCCGAACACCCAAGCGTCATTTTCTTGGTCTAAGTTCCCTTCTTTCTCAACATATCCTCCAAAATCACCTTTTTGGGCATATTTGAAAGATTTTGTACACTTTATTTGGAATAACTTTATTCCAAAAGAATTGATTACAAACTTATCTGTTAGTATAAATTTTTTTTTCCATACTTCAATCAGAATTGAAATTATCCTCACCACTTGGTTCTTCCTCCGGCATATCATTACCGAAATCCATAGGAATGAACCAATCTGAAATATAGTCTTGCATGATTTAATCCTCCTTTTGGCTACTTAGCCATTCTTTATAATCTTTCTCGTAATATTGGGGTATTATACCTTTCCTCATAAAGTCTATGTATTCTTGTACAGTACAATCATCCCAATCAACTCCGTTATCTGGTATATCTTCCGTTTCTGATGTACAAAGAGTGTATTCAAATGGATTATACCCACTGTTAAGCCCATATTCTTCAACTATCTTGATTACATTTTCATCAGTGGTTATTTGTTTGATTTCACTTTCAGCCACACACCCGGATATTTCAGAGTGCTTGCCAAGTACTTCACCGAAGTAAACACTGATTTTGTTATTCACTAAGTATTCGACATCTTCTGTGTCTGCAATAAATACTCCTTCAAGATTGCCCATTCTTCCGCAATCGAAGTCCATTTTAAATAATGCTTTCATAAATTTACTCCTGTTCTTGTTTGAAATATTCGTACTTTATCTCTCCATTTACGATCATGTCCATGATTTCTTCATCGGAAGATGTGGCTATCTTCATCATAAACTCATCTTTCTTCACCTTTTCAATATCTTCATTTTCAGTATTTCCCACCTTTCCCAACTTTTCCATCTTTTCTGCCTTTTCAGACATATAAGACACAGCATCTTTAGCTATTTTCAAGGCATAATCTGAATCGTATAAAGACATCATGGATTGAATGTATATTCCGTTAATCCTGTCAAATATTTCCTGTTGGGAAAGGCTTAGAAACTTTGCCGTATTCGCTCCCATCATCACCTTTATCTGCCAAGATGTTTTTATATTCACTACGTGAAGCCATCCCTCTTTGATAGGGCTTTTAACTATATAAAAGTCACCTACAATATATCCTTCGTCTATATCTTTCTTTTTCATAACTTGTATTTTTCCAAAGCAAGAATAATTTTATGATCTTCAAAGGCTGATTTTATTGTATCGTCAATCATTTTGTTGTGCGTTTTAGAATCTATGTCCAATTCTGAAACATTGTATCCATTGTCAATCTTGTTCTGAATACTGAAATAATAATTTCTTATTGTCAGTACGTTATTATGTATTTCTTCGCGTGTCATTTTCTGGGTAAAAATTTATTTTTAACAAATGATAAAAGCATCACGGATATTTCATCGGCATATCTTGCAAAATCATCCTGGTATTTCTCGTCAACATTGTTATCCATCCATAGTATTTGATTCTTTGCCATAGTACCTACCTTTTCAAGCGTTTCAAACATTTGAAGGCTAGATCCGGGGAGTGTTTTCTTTAGCATTTCATTCAACTCTATGGAAGAAGAATGGATAATATCAGCACAAAAAGCAATGGCGTTGACATACATCATCCAATCCATTTTCTCATCATCAGACATCTTCTTGATAATATCCATGCCCCTTACATATTTACCGTCAGGATAAGCCTTGATATATGCTTCCTGAAACTCCTTTATCTTGGCTGTTACACGAGAGCATTCAACCATACGGCCTTTCTTGATAAGATCGTTCTGCAGCTTGCGCAACTCCTTCATTTTTTCCTCTCTCTCACACTCCTGTATTAACAAATGTCTTTCCATCTTCTATTATTTTTATAAGTTCTTTAAACTGGTCCGCAATTATCTCTAGTTTTCCCTGTATCTTCTGATTCATATTCCCGTCCTTGTAGGAACTCTGAAATCCTTCATAACGTGAATCAATGCTGGAATAGCAGAATGAATCAGACGTGATGTTTACCATCGTATTGTCACCGTCTATGAACGGTTCAGGTATGTCTACTTTTATCATCATAGCAATCCGAAATAACTGTCTAGTTTATCAATCGTTTTATCTCCATCAGATAGGACATACTCAATTACTTCACGTCCTGAAAGTGTTACTCTCAGTTTGTCCACAGGCTGAACATTGGCTATACCTTTAGAGTAATTGTTATAATGAACAATCTCCCATCCTTTTATGGATGATAGCATTCTCCGTTTGCCACACAAATTTATAGCTTTTGGAGTAAATTCCTTCTCTTTCTTATCCATAATCAATCGTTTTTAAACTTTTTAAACATCTCATCTCCCAACACTCCGCTAATGAACATGGTAAGTTCTACTTCCCATTCATCTTCCTTGCCCTTCACGAACGGATAAGTAAGCTGATGCCATTCGTGGTAATCAAACAGCTTCATGCGAAGCGGATAATAATCAAACATTTTCTTGTTTCCATAAAACACACGGATATGATTTTTCTTAATATCCGTGTAAGACAAACCGTAGTAATCCAGTATCTGGTAGAATTTGTCCATAGGGGTAAAATTACACTTCATTTGATATATTCTTTTAGTTGTTTATGCAACGATTTCATGTATGCTATTATTGTGTCCGCATTAGGGTCTGAAAAGTCAACATCCTTTACGCTTTTCAACTTTAGTCCATACACTGAAACAACAATAACTTCTATGATGTTATGTTCTCTATATTCAAAGTACAACACATCTTTAATGCTAGATGTATTAATGATGGGAAAGTTACCAATTTTTATTAAAGATTTATACTTACCTAACATCATTGAAATTATTGACGTTATATCGTTTTCTACAAAATCAAAAAACATATTCTCGTCATCTCCGCAATCTACTGTTTCAAGAAACATACGAATAACATCCCACTCTGATTTTACGTGAAAAGTATTATCTGACTTGTCTACAAAGATGCCATCACCAAATCCATCCAACGACTTCTCGGAAGCGGTGTACCCTAATCGTTCAAGTCTGTTTCTTATGTCGTTTGAATCCTTTCTAATCAATACCTTCATGGCAAATATTATGTTTAATTATTATTGTCGATTGCTTAGGAAGGCTAACCTGCTCACCGTTTTCCTTGTTGGTCAAAATGTATCTTTCCCCGGTATCACTAAACAGGAAATCATCTTTTACGAAGGGTATTTTCTTTCCGTCATACCCCACAATAAAGCAGTTTTGAAAAATTTCTAGTAGAATCATTGTTTTATCACTTTTACGGTTACTAAAATCGGGGGAACGCTTTCCCCCTAAACTTTCATTATAGATATGCTTGCTTCTACACTCAAACATGATGCAAATATAGTCAATAAAATGACATACTATCAAATGTTTTAAAATATATATTGTTTATTCACATTTATTAAAGTATTCCTTAAATACGTTTACATTGTATATATTAACCTGTCCATAGTTAGCATCAAAAATCTTTTTCACTTCGTAACCTAGCTCGTAAGATATTACTTTCATCTTTCTCCAGCTAACCTTTCTCCAGTTTACACCGTTTTCCTTTGACCATCTTTTGATACTATACCATTCCTTGGATTCATCTAGTTGTTCCGTCTTTAGCTCTAGTTGTAGCTTTGCTTCCTTGTTTTCTAAGGTTAATGCTTGATTCCTTTCATACTCATCAGCCCAAGCCCTAGCAGCTTCGGCAGGATTGTTGAAGTTTGGAAGTCTTGATGATATAGAAGTATTTCCCGTGGTAAGAAACTCTTCGATCTTGTCATCTACCCAAATAGCAAAATCAGTGGATAATTTTTGAGCAACCCTAAGAGCTATTTTTTGATGTGCCCATGTTCCTTGCTGTGATACATTTCCTCCCTTTATAATTTGCAGTAAATCAGTCGAAATAAAATTTTTTATTTCGCTCAAACGATTTACATAATCAGTCATTTCCTTAGAATTTATAATAGTGGATAGATTTTTATCAGGAAATAACCTAGCAAAATCTGTAAGACATACAAGGATATATCCATTCATCTTACGCATCCTAACATTTATTCCATTATAAGAAAACATCTTACCCATTTCGGAGGGATTTGCCGTACTTAAAACAACACCTGTGTCATTTAAGTTTTCTTCATTAAACTGTCGCATAAATAAAAAAAAAAAAGAAGCAGAGATCTCTTCAACTTGCGACAGTTATACATTAGACTTATGAAAAATGTATGAAGAAACCTCTGCTTATATTTTAGGTAGCAGCTATCATTATAAAACAAAAAAGTCCAAAAACTATCGCACCGCAAAGATACATAAAGTTTTTATAATACCAAAAAAATCATTATTTTTGCAAAACAATTAAAATAAGCAATATATGGTAAAGAAAGTGATTAGGGCTAATGTTAAATCCCCTAAGGTAACATCAAATAAAAAGGCATCTCCCATAAAGGTCAAGATAAACATGAAGAATACGGGAGGATTACAGCCCACAGGAAAACAGAAATTATAATCTACAACAGTTTCTAAAACCATCGGTTATAGATTGATGATTATTTATATTCCTATCTCCAAATCGTTGATGTAGATACAATGCAATAAAGAAACATACAGTTACAAATCCTATTGATATATACGAATAAAACATAGTGCATCTCACGTCCTCAAACACCACATTATTAAATACAATATCTAGTATTGCGTATATCAACATTTCAATGACAAATACTCTATGGTATATACAAAATAAAAATACCTTTGACAACACATAGAACAATATTGCATTAAACAGTTTGGCGTTAAAGAATATGGTAAGGTACTTGTCCGAAAACGGAGTGGCATATTGAATGTACTCCAATGTATCACCATCATAATACTCAATAATATCCCCTGTTCCAACAGAGTGTATAACCTCACACTGATGGACAAGTATTGCAAGACAGAACAATATAGGATAACATCTTATCACCCAAATAAGAAACGTCCTGTATAAATTGTTCAAACTTTCCTCTAGCATTTTGTCTTTCATCTGACCCTTCTAGCTAAATTTCTAATAATATCTTCTTTCGTTCTCCCTTTCAACAGGTTAAGATCAATTGTTGCAGAACCTACCTTTACGCACCCATCAGATATGTATTGCTGCACACGTTCGTTCACAAGATAGTCAGCACCAAGCATATCCAATTTGGACAGTCCTTTTACATCATTGCTCCTGCTTAGTACAAATCCACCTACCGTTCTCCAGATACGCCTGTATTGGCTTATTCCGTCCTTTACAGGCATGATTATGTCGTTTTCAAACAATGGTATTCCGTTCATGTCAAACACGCCTGTAAACCATTCTACAACACAACCACTGCTATCTCTTACACGCCCATAAGCATCTATAGATACATCGTCAATAAGAAGTTCATATCGCCCCGTTACTCCATTAAATATACGGAGTAACGGGAAATCAATGTCGCTACTGTTCATTTCTTTTCAATTTATTCAAAACACGTTCATCTCTTGTGAAATCTTCTCCGATTTGCTTCTTGCTTTCAATGATCTGCTCTACAAGCATTATACACTCCTTTCTTATCTCTTCGGTTTCATTATAACCGCAAGCCTTATCGACTAGTCTTTCGATGTTTGACTTGATATTAGAAAGCTGTTTGCAGAGAATTTTTAATCGGAAATAACAAAAATCAATTGTTGCTATCTGCTCTATTCTTTCCATTTCCCTTAATCGCTTCAAGACATTCCTTTATCCCATCATCAAAACCATGCTTGTACCCCTTAGCGTATTCTCCAATGTTATACACCGCCATTGCAAATACAAACAGGATGATACCTAAAGCCTTATGCCAACCGGGCAACGATATGGAAAACGGTTTAAATGTAATTGTGAGATCGCCAACCCATAATAGGGCGATAATACATATTATTGTAAATATAATTGTTTTCATAATCAATATTTTTTTCCGTTCAACTTAGGTATTAATTCGTTATATCTTTGTTTCTGCTCAATATGCCATAGCAAATCTATGTCAAGATGTTTGGCTAGTGCAAAGATTGAAAATATCATCTCATTTACAATCGTAGAAAGATACTTGTAATCTACAATTGGTTTGATAAATATGGAATATATCGCTTCCGTGAAACTCAATTGGCTGTACATGCAGGCAATATCATCCATATATTCGGAGTTAATATCATTACTAGCAGATTCAAGGCTTATTCCCCGAAGTCCTGCAAGATCAAGCAGGCGTATAACTGCTTCGCTTAGTTCGTCTGGAAGTGTATCTTTTACATTTTTTTCAAAGGAACACTTAAATCGCTTTTCTTCTTCCACTAATACAGGATAGCGATTATAGTCCATTTCAAAACGTGATTTACATTTCTTTCCTAATCTTCCCTTTCTATCTGCTTCCACAGCTTCCATAAGTTCGAGAATGATAAGGCAAAGGAAGTGTTCTTCACTAAATCTTTTATCGTGGAAACCATGATCACAAGCTGTTTTGTAAGCTATATTCCGTAGTTCGTTCAAATTAATACTATTCATTTCCTTATTCCTAATTTAATTTCTTCATTTTTGATTATTTTCCCAATCTTGTCGGCTTCCTCATACCGTTCCTCTTTTATCAACAGTCTTTGCAATTCCGAAAGCTGGTTAATGTAAACAATATCGTTACGATCTGACACATGGCGGACATATCTTTCTATATCATCCAGCTTATTCTCCATGCGATGCCACTTGCTTACCAAAATTAAAGTAAATGCAAGAGCACAAACATTTAATGAGGCAAGGATGAATTTAAATATTGATTCCGCTATTTCCATAATCATATAAGTTTTAATGTTTCCTGTAATCCTGCTTCAAGTGCTTCCTCGTAGGTGACATATACTTTATAGCCATTCCCTTTGTTTATTTCCTTCTCCATCCAGTCGCTTTCTTCTACTGGAACATTGAAATCACAAAAAGAAAGCGTCCATCTTTTTCCAATAACAGGTTCTACATATACATACACACCTCTTATTTCACGTAGCCACTTTTGTGCAACGGATTGAGTGGGACGACTATAACACAATTTTGGCAAATTCTTATTTGTTCGGAACACAGATTGCATTATCCGATTATCGTCTTCTTTAATAATATCTTTACAATACTCATTAAATCCTTTCTCTTTCAGCAACTTTGCTGTTTCTAATGTTACAAGTTCTTCGGTCATAACTATTTCTTGTTTAATTCATTCAACACTTTCTTTACTAATTCATAACGTGGTAATTGCCAATCCTTCGCAATATCATCTATTTTATCGTCATAATGATTGTCGTAAACATACTGATTAAGTCTATCAATAAATCCATCATCGTCAAGTCCTTCATCGCAATCATCAAACATGTTAAGTTCATAGGCTAATTGGGAGCAATCACAGTGACTCACCCAGTCATAAACACGATCATCATAAACATTGGTCTGTCTGTTATATTTTTCTCCAATGTGTATTACTTCACCGCAAAATTCACATCTATGCTCTTTGCGAGCGATAGGAGTTTTATTTCTTAATACTTTTATCATTTTAATTCATTAATTAAAGCATCAGCACAAACAATTGCAAACTTGGCAATGCTTATAGGTATTGTATGTTTCTCTCCTTTCTTGTAATCTGCTTCCGAACTAGCGTAACCAACTATTGTTTTATCACTTAAAATCCCTTGCATGGCAGCTTTCGCCAATTCGTATCTACGCTGTTCCCAGTCGATAGCTGAAAAATCAAGTTCGCATTCCTTGAATACCATGTTATCACATACATATAAATAATCTCTGCTATGTTGAGAGTTGATGTTTAATTGGGGAGTTACATCCACCAAAACCCCTGTTGATTTTACTCTTGCTTTCATATTTAAAATTCTGATTTAATAATAGTACCAAATGAACGATACCTACGCCAAACCATATTTCCACGTTGAATACTAGTAATCCAATCACAAGCCTTAAAAACTTGTCCTACATTATATAGGAATGGTCTTTTTTGAATTTTTCTTTTTATTCTTGCTTTCATATTTAATCGAAATACATTACTTTCTTACCTATACATACCTTGAACCTTGAAAGAGATTCACTATATTGTGTAATATTATTGGGATTATATTTGTTAACAAAACATCCAGTACGTTTATGGTATCTGACACAAGCATTTTCAGGAGATTTAGCCAATATTTCTTTCTCATCGCTAAAACTAAAAAATAAACTATCTCTATATGATACCTTATACCACTTAACTTGGCTTCTTATCTTTTTAAAATACTTTGCTTTCATTATTCCTCCTTTATTTTAAAATGTTCAATCAGTTCGTTTACGGTAGCCTTGTGAACGGTATCCGTATTGACATCAATATGATAGTAAACCCAATAAGTAGAGAACTTGATTTCAGGACACAGAATCCATTTATCACCATCCGTAAACCATTGGTTCTTGTCTGTATCATCTCTCAATGCAGCAATGGCCAGGAAAAGTTCTTCATTCGTTCCGCAATCAATCCTTCCTTTCTTGGTTACGGTATCTACATTATATATCACTCCATATAAATTACCATAAGACGTTATAATAGCTTTCCCTTCTTCGATACTTTTATGACTTCCCTTTCCGTCATAATTATGTGCATCTAAGGTTGTATTACCAGAATTAAGTATTTCATATCCCAATTCTTCTAGCTTCTTTCTAAGTGTTTCGGTATTTTTTCTTATGAAACACGGTGTTGTAAATCCCATAGTTATTCCTCCTTATCTATCTTAATATTAGTTATTTTTCCACGACTGACAAAGCACTGGTCCATGTTTGGGTTTTCATAAGCTATATCGCAAATGATTTCTGAACTATCATCGCACTCATTTTGTAATGAGCACTCATCACATATTCCAACGCACAATTCATGCAGCATCCCGTCTATTATTATTCCGTTCTTTATTGCCATAATCAATCTCCTTTTTCTTTTGATTAATCAATTATAATACACCTAATATCTCTTTCACCAAATAATTTATAAGTACACTTTCCTCCATAAAACTTTATGGTATCTCCCTTAACAGTAATAGCCATTCCACCTTTTAATCTATGTTCCATATCACCTTTACAAGATAACATCGTGGTTGCCATAAGTATAATTAATATAAACCTCATATTCAATCTCCTTTCTGTTTAATTCGTTCTAGCACATCCCTGTTGGATTCGAGTATTTCATCGAAAGAAGGAATGGGCATCCAATGGGTAATGCCTAATCTTTCTTTATTAACATTTGCTCCAGTTTCCCATTCACCCAAAGATGAAAGCTGGCAAATAAGGAAGCCATAAGCCCCTCTTGTTAGAACCACTGTGTTATTTTCCGGCAACCGTTCATTAACGCTTATCCAAGGTGATTGCTTTGACTGCCATTCGACACCTTGAACGAAATTAATCTCTCCAAACTTTGCCAAATCTTTACCAAACAAAGTTCTATCAACTGTCCTATGATTAAATAGGATATTTTCCTTCGCTGCTTCTTTTACTGTCTGTTTCATATCAAAATACTATTTTAAAATCTTTACTTTTCAATGTAGGAAGCCTGTCGGTGACAAACTTTTCCAGTTCCTGTTCGTCTATCGGGAATAACGGGCAGTATTGGTATCTGAATGTATGTACAAATCGCCCGTCAAGCATTACATCAAAAACCAGTGTTTTCATAAATTTACTTGCATTCTCTTTTCAGTTAATATACTTTTTCTTGTAGCTATCAACCGCAAATACTTGCAATTGATAGAACCTTTATTCACTTTAGTTCCGTCCAATTTCCTAATATCAAAGGAACCACTACTTCTTCTTCCAAAGATGTAATACAACTCTTTTTGGTATTCAACCAAGTCAAACAACCTAAAACCTTTTACCAAGAATGGTGCTTGATTGAGTTTCTTTCTGCCACCTTTCAAGAAATTAGCTTTGTGTATTTGTCTGTTTTGGCATCTTACTTTCTTCTGATAGAAATAATATCCAAGAGGTTTAGCAGTAGGATTACCACTGATACACCTTGCATCAACATAATGCTCTTTAGGAAGATTGTTAGTGGTACGGGTATTCTTCGTGATATAGCCAAAAGTCATACTTACATCAGGATATATATTCTTTAGCCTATCATAGAAACTCCATCTCATAATCCCCATAAAGGCGGAATCTCTAAATGACTTTCCACGCTTTATATTTAATTTAAACTCACCTCTATGATATGCCTTATGGCAAGTTTCGCAAAGGGTAATCAAGTTTTTTGGACTATCACTTCCAGTCTTTCTGCTCTCTATGTGATGCACATTCAATACTTCATCTTTACTCTTACCCTTACAATGTTGGCAAGTATGATTATCTCTAAACAATACGTATTCACGCACATTGAAGAAGTCAAGTTGTTCTCCTTGTTGGTATTCACTGCCGGATATACTTGGATTATTGATCTTTTGTATATCAAAGGAAGCCGTTTCAACTACGATATTAGTTATCGGTAGGAACTTATGTATCTTCTCAACAACAGTCAAATGAGTTTGGATTTTGTTTTCAACAGATGGTGCCAGCCAACCTTTACGCTTGGAAGATACCCTGTTATTGAAACGAGCCTTGCGATAACGAAGCCTACTCCTACGGGTTCTTCTTTGTTCCCTACGAGTAGATAACTTATCCACAATATCGTTTCTCAATTCCACATCTGCTGCATACATTTCCTTCTCACTTGTTGTTGCCGATATACCGATATGCTTGCTACCAGCATCTACACCCAAACTTACGGGCTGTGTATAATCTGTTGTGTCATAATCCAATTGAATTGTGAACGGAATACGGCACACAACATGGGCTAGACTGTTTTTTAACAGCCTTCTCACCTTACCAAACCTTTCGGTTGGCATAAGTGCTTGTCCTTGTTTGTTAATTACGTAAACCATTTTTACTATAAGTCGGATTTCTCCGTTAAATGCTCATCGACAATGTTATGGAGAGGTTTTATATGTCAGTAACACTGTTCCTACCCCACAGAACTGTTTAATCACTGACCTTAGAGCAAGGAGCTTGAGCAAACACCCCTTGGTAACTATATATTCTCTCCTAACGATTAGTCTAATCAACCTGGGCTTTTCAAGCCCTCAGACCAAAGACTTGTGAGTAGTTGATAATTTATTAACTTTTGTCCATAAACTAAATTCGGTATATAGATATTTCCATATATCCCTGTAACGATATTTGTCGTTAGGGTATTGGCAACGAACACAATAATCCGTTTTGTATAAGACCTCATATATCACACCCCTGTGTTCAAACAGTTCGCCCATGTCAAGGGTTCCTACTTCCACCTTATTCATAACCGTAAAACAAAAAATGTGTAAATAATTACAAATATAAAGTAGGATGATGTTATAATTGCCCACTTCCCAAACTTATATTCATCCCTTTTCAAACCATATATGAATGTGGTCAATACAAGGGTGATAAATATAAAGTATATTACAAAGCTGATTCCGTAAAATGTGTTCACTTCCTCTTTCTCCTATGTGTTTTATGATTCTTGTTTCTTTTTCTACGTTTCGCAATCTGCTTGTTGATACACCTATCATCCTTGACGCGGAATTTTGTTATTGATTCATGAATATAAAGACAGTCACTTCCGATAATAGGCTTATCGAAATTCATCAAAATATGCGTTTTATCACCATAATCAATACTATCCTTATCCGTTACTATAACAGCATCACAATCACTGTTTCTAGCTTCCTCAACACAATCATAACGTTCAAGGGAATATCCTGTTTCCAAATTTTTGAATAGAAGGTATTCGGATGGATTTATCATTGAACCTACAACAGCAATCTTCTTAGTCATATTTTATTCTTTTTATAATGATTACAATACTTAGGAGTTTTCCTAGCCGTTATTCTCTTCTGTAAAGCCATGCGATCCTAAATTCATTACCTTTGCCATAACAATTACTCCTTTACCAGTTCTATCGTAGTATTCGTAAGATTAACATACAAGTTCACATCCGACATGGTACCATCTTTCTTGACCTTGCTAAACAATGGGTCAATGGTATCATAAAAACCAATATTATAACCCTTAATATAGGCGTATTGTTTTTTTCAGGAATAACAACACTTTCATGGTTATCTAATCTTATATATGTGGATGCAGGAGTAGTAATACATACCTTGCTTCCGATAGGATACTTCGCATTGGATTTAATGTACTCCTTTTCCAACTTAATTTTCTGACTTTTCAATTTCCTTATTTTTGAATTGATATCATTTTTCTTTGTCTGAAATTCTTCTTTGTTCATAGCTTTTATATTGTTTTTATGAATGAAACATCCCTATTATCATTTTTTCTTTAAATTATAATATAACTGAATAATGCCTTTTAAAGGTATCCCAAGGGGTTCGGTCTACATAAGGAGTGCCGTTCCATGTATATTTGGCATAAAATATGGAACTCCATTTAACAAACTTAAACTCCCATATAAACGAGATGATATTGAACGCCAAAAATACTGAAATCTCGAACATTGTGTAAGCTATACAAGGCAAACACCATATAATCAAATGTATTCTTAAATATTTCATAATTAACATTCAGACAAGACCTGTAACACAATAAGCCATACAATGACAATCATCAATCGTCCAACATATTTCCACATATAGCTTTCATTAACATAGCAAAAACAATTCCAAAAAGCATAAATTCACTCCTTTATAATATTATTGTCCACCCACCTCATTGCACCCTTTAACGCATCAGTTGTAGACCTGTAAAACATATCAACAAAAAGATCCATCCGTTCACCTTTTATTATTCGGTACATGAAGTCTTTTTCTCCTGTGACCTCTATTGTACATTTCTTATAATATGCCACGTACTTCTTTCTCATACGGCAAAGATATAGTTTATTGGTTTACCAACAACTTTTTATTAACTTTTATTAATCGTTTTTCCCAGTCGTTCAGATTATCACCCGTCTTAATCTTCTCCATAACCGAAGCTATATCAAAAGATTTACATTTTTCATACAGATCACTCATTGTCGTTCCTTGTATGATTACTCCGTTCTTTTCCCCAGAAAAATATCCGTCAACACTCTCTATCACATCCCATTTCCGTCCTTCCAGGATGTATTGTTTATTGTTCGTTCCCATTATATTTAGCTATTATATTATTCATTTCATTGTTCTTTGCTTCCGTAAGACCTAATTCGGATATATTTTGAAGCGCAATTTCGCATTGTCGGCTAATGTATAAGATTTCATTGACATCAATATCACGGTTATCGTATATAAACGCTTTCCCTAGCTTAACAGCAAGACCTTGACATATATTCCCGGCAACTTTTTCAGCCGCTATAATGTTAAAACAAATAATTTGCTTAATACTTAGATGATTGCTCGTTCCCATATTCTTTTGTTTTTAAGTTAGTAATCAAGTTCATTTGAAAGTATTGTGTACTTGTTGATACTATCTCTGTATGATTCAAATAACGGACAATCTTTCAACATAGTAATTTAATGCGAAAGAATACTTTTTCTTTAGTTCATTCTTACTTTGTTGTTTATCGAAGTATTCACTACATGATGATAGACTTAATGATAATAAAGCCAAAATTTCAATTCGTTTCATAATGATTATTTTTAAATCAAATGATACTTACAAGTTTTTCAAATGAATACACCCCACGAAGTTTGCCTAATTCTTCTTTATGCCGTAATATAACACGCCACGGGTGAATTATTTCATTATTTATATTCATTTCTGGATAACTTTCTTTATCCCCTTTGAACTCCATCAGTTTAACGCAATAGTTGTTGAATAGTATTTGCGCCTGTATGTCAGTAGCTAACAACTTGAATGTACTTTCCATGTCTTTTTATTTTTAAGTTAATAAATAGTTCCCGGCGGCGGTGGCGATCCGCTTGTTGTTCTCCACGCCGGGATAGTTGGTTATTTAAATACATGATCAATGAATACCGTATTCGTTTGCCATTGCCCTCTATGTTTAAAAACAAAATATCCGCGTATGGTTGCCGTTTCTTTCATCTCGTTTGCAAAGTCATAGGCCGCTTGTTGATTTTTGCCGAACTCCTTATTTATTGTTCCGCTGTTATTGCTCACCCTATAACGTAGCTTTGCAGGAGTTTTCGCCTTATCTGTAATAATATTCATATCTTTTCGTTTTTAAGTTATTAATTAGTTCCCGGTAATAGTATCGCTCTATTCGTTGTTCTCCATACCGGGCAATCCTATTTATCTTAATTCCCTAAATGACAGGCTTAACAAATCAGCCCAGTTCTTTGCGTATCTCTCTCTCATTTGTTCATATGATACGGTTACAATGTTTCCAGCAACTAACAAATTGCGTAAAATGCTATCTAAATTATTGTATATTTTTATAAAAATCACAATACATACCGTACAGATCTATTATATCTGAATCGGTTAGCATTCTCTTTAAAACTCTAATTACTTTCATTATTCGTTCAAATATGATTTAGGAAGCAAAGGGAAAACTCTTAACACTTCATCAAAACGCACGTTCCCAAACTTTTCGATATATACGTAAAAATAACGTTCATTCCGCCTACGATCAATAGTTATGCAGCTAGGTACGTCGTTTCGTTTTAACGTATCGTAGTCGTTTGCGTGCTCTCTTACAAACTTAATCAATTCGGGTGTATTTATGTACATTTTGATTATGTTTTGTGTCCTGGTGCCGTTATAATACGCTCGTTTAACCTGTTTTTCGGGTAACTTGTGCCCGTCATAGCTTTTCCAAAACTTGATATTTTCCCTGATAAAATCCAATGTATTAATACTTCTACTAGCTTTAAACGTTCCTATCTTAATACTTTCATTTTCAAGGATAGGATATAATTCTTTTTGTAAATTTTGTTTTCTCATAATACTATTCATTTAAATATTGCGTCCTGTAATTGGTCTTAGGCGTATTTCTTTTTCATATGTCATTATAATGGTTAATTGTTCCCGAATAAATTGAATGTGTGTTTTTTGTTCGTTTAACGGCAAAGAATATAGTTCTTTGTAAAATTCGTTTTCACTTATAATCTTACATTTGTTGTCTTTGCAATATCTTTTAAAATCTTTTTCCGTGCCGTTCCCAAAATTGAAAGCTAGTTTAATTTTTTCATTACACCAAACAGAGTAGCCACCGTCTTGTATAGCTTCATTGATTGATTTATACAGGCGGCCTGATATACCGCCGCTAAAACTGTCAATAGTAAATTGTATCATAATGTTTTTAGAATATTGGTTTGTTGAGTATTTTCCAATAGAAGGCTTTATTTTGCCTCTATTGGCGTTTTTGGATGGAGTGTTGCACACCATCAAGAATGTATTTGGCATGTTCCCGGGCCGCTTGCTGTTTTTCCTGTTTTGTGGGTGTTATTCCGTCGTACTTGTATAACAGTTTGGCGGCCTCTCTGATTATGGTTTTCATTGTGCTGCAATTGGCAAGGTATTCTAATTGTGGTTGTATGCCCTTGTTTACTTTTTTGATTATACAGTTTTGCAGCCGTGATGTTATATTGTATATTTCGCTTGTATTACGTATATACATTGCAAGCAAATTGGGTATGTCGTTTCTTGTTTCCATAATGTTACATTTTTAAATTGTTATTGTTTGTTTTGGTTCTCTATGTAATCGGTTACCCGTATTGATAGGTACAAGCAACCTAGTAGTATTAATGTTTCGATCATAGTTATTTACTTTTGATTCTTCCAAACTCTATAATCATTATCGCTTTCAAAACACATATAACCGCCAAAAACTTTGGCAACATGTGTGGGCGTAAAAGGGCATTCTTTAATTGCCCGATATCTTGTTTCTACTTGTTCAAAAAATGTTCTCATTGTTATTTCAGTTTAAAAGTTATGTTTTCTGGAAGTTTGGTTTTGTCAACTGTTTTAACAAATTCATCAAACTGTTCTTGCGTTATCTTTGTTTCGTAGTCATTCCAATTAAACGCAAGTTCATTGCTATGATTGTAGTATATTGCGTTTTTAAGAGAAATTCCGGCGTCAAGAACGGCCAACATAACTAGCTTTTTGTTTTCCGCTTCTTGTATTTCTTTTTCACAGTCTGCAATTATTTCATTGCGTTTTTTCTCGTATTCTTCACGTTTTTTCTGGTCTTTCCGTTCCTGTATGGCTTCACTAGTATAATACCCGTCCTTGATTCTGTTTTCAATTAGTGTACGCTCTTCATCCGTCAATCTTAATACAAAACGTTCGTTTTCGGGCTTATATGGGTTTTCCCATGTGTTACCCGTTAAGGCTTCCAATTGCTTTATAGCTTTTAAACTTTCTTGTTCCCAACGATCTACGATTCCTAGGGTATATAGTAGGTATGTAAAGTACGCCTTATCCTCTGCACTATCACGTAATGTATTGTATTCCGTTTCGGTGATACGTAGGTAGTTTATTGTCTTTTCCTTGTCACTGTTTTTAAGGTGGTAAAAGCCATTTTCAACGGGATACATTGGTTGCCCGTAATGGTTGCACAAATGTAGATCAATAAACGTTTTAAACTGTGGAAAACACTTTAATATTTCTTCGTGACAACAATTACTAGCACACAAAACGAAACGCCCGTTTCTACGTTTTTCGTAAATGTCGGCCGCGATACTCCAATCACATACACCATTTTTGCAACAGTCACCCAAACTTATACGCACGTTCATTTTGTAGGTTACTCCATTTTCTACGAAATATTTTGCCACATTGTAGGATAAATTCTTTGCTTTCATAATTGTAAGTATTTTTTTAATTGTTCGTTATTGTTCCTGTATGATTTTTAATATTAAATATTTTCAGTGTAGACATAATTTCCTGTATTCACTTCTACAATTGACACGGTGCCGCCCTTGTAGTCGGAAAAATAGGTTGTATTGTCGTGCCTGTTTGCTTCAATCCATTGCATGCAACATTCGTATGTACTGTTTATATGCTTGCAATTGCTTGCTGTATCGTCGTTAAAAACCACGTCGTAAACTTGTTCGCAATTGGTTTCGGTTTCTTGTTTACAGTCGGTTGTAACGGGGGTGTCGGTGTTAAACACTTGCCATATATTACACCACCCTAAATCTGACACGATCAAAAACTGCATGCCACTTATAACCAATGTGTAATACTTGCTTGTATCGTCAAAATTAATGTGGTACTCAGTGTATTCGTTAAACGCTGCAATATGTGTTTCATATAGTTCTACTTTAAACACCCTATAAGGTTGACTATATACTAAGTATTCTATCTTTTCGTTATCCGATTGCAATTCCTTATTATAATACAACCGACTAGTATATACACATTCGCTAACCGCGCGCTTTAAATTGGTACGTTTCCCCGTATCAAAGTTACCGATATGCAGCAATGCAGTGTTGCCGTTAATCATGTTTTTAACCGCTCTTTGTGAGATCCTCTTTGCTTCCATATATAATGTATTAAGTTTATATACTGTACTCTGTATCTATACGGGCTTGTAACCGTTACCAATATTATGGTAGCTACATTACAGTATGCGCGTATGTATGTTTTTACGGCTTATATATACCGACCAGTATTAAGACTTACGTATAGGATACACACGCACATACATTATATTGTATTAGGAAAGCTATTCGCATATTGCACTAAGTTCCTATCTCCATTATCAAGGATACCCGTACTTCTGCATCGTGGCTAGCTGCACCGCTATTTAATATTCCGCTTATTTCCTGTTTGCGGATCTGTACCACGCTCTCACCGTGGCAAGCTGTTTCAATATGTCATATATCGCTTTGTCCTTCCGACACTGCAAACATACAACAAACTTATTTACCTTGTATATTTATTTAACATCTATTATAAATTAAGCCCGTTTTTCCCAAAATCAATACTGTTTATATACATATTTTAAATTAATATTGCATAATATTAATAGATCAGGCTATATAAGACCTATTTTAGCTTAATATTATGTTTAATTTCAAGATTTTTCAATGTTAATTTGTGTTAAATTTGATTGTAAGTGTCTGATAATGAGGGAATTACGAAATCTTCGTAGATGTCACTTGTAAAGATATTTTATTTGTAAAGATTTCGAAATTCGATTGTCGTAGAAAAGAATTTATTTTTATTTACAAACGTTGAGAAACGTAGTAGATAAACGCGTGTAATTACCTGTAAATCAGTGCTATACCCCCTTTTATAGAGGCTTCGCTGCGGGTGTGTCGCTCCCGATAAATTTTTTTCTGAAAAATTTTTTCCCCCAAATTTTGCTCGGATGGCTGATTTTGCGTTTTGGAGGTGTATTTTCGGTAGTTTTCAACAAAATCGGATAAATCTTTACATAAAAAGTTACGAAAATCGTAGGTTTTTTGGTGTGTTTCGTAGGTATGGTTGCATTTTTTATGTCTTTTTTTGCAGTATAAGTTATTGGTTTACAGTATTCTTCGTTGATTTCGTCGTTTTGATATGTATCTATACTAAATTACGTATGCAGTTTTGGTGTCTGTATGTGTATGTGTTATGTATGTATTGTGTATGTATATGTATTGTAATAGAGTATGTAAGGTGTACGTGTATGTATATATTGTATAAATATATTACCTTTAACATTTAATATACAAATTAATAGAGAGTGAAATTTTTACGATTAACGATTCAATTTTTTTTGACAAGACTAAATATCTTGTTTTCAGCTATTTAACCACTAATTTTTGCGAGTTTTTTGACAAGTGTTGAAAAACGAAGAGTTTACGAAGTCTACGAAAAAACAACGAATTTCGTAGGTTTTTTACGAATTTTCCCGAATCAATTAGTTGCATATGCAACTATCGGTGTTGAGATTTTTTATTTTATGTTAAATTAAGTCAATTTTACATTTCTTAACGTATAAAATAGCAAGTAAATAAAAAATTATAGTTAAATCATTTTAACTAAAATGAGAAAAATTATTACAAAAATAAAAAATAACAACAATCAACATTTTTTACTTTTCCTGTTTAAAGCATACTGTGGACGTGAAAGTAAAAAATCTTGTGTAAAGAAAGATAAACTATCTTCTTTGACACGAATTTGTTAATCACGTAAACATTTGTAGTTAATTAATTTAACTATTTGTTTTCGTATTGTTTTTTGCGCTATATTTGCAGGTAAAAACATATAAATGTGTGTGTAAATATGGAAGAAGAAATAGAGATTAAACTTAGGTTGCCCGAATCAAGGCGTGTCGTATGCCTGTCCGATGCAATGCCCGACAGGGATCGTTGGTACAAGGGCATGAGGGTTCAGACGTGGCTGTTCGGGTGGGTTACGCTCGTTAACGTTGCGGACAGACAGTGTTTCCTCAAACTTGACGAGCCGTTGAAGGACGGTACTAGGACGGTTCTTGTGTCGGAAGCGTCATTCATCAGGCGCGTGCCCGTACCTTTAACTGCAAGGTCTATGGCTGCACAGGTGGCTGGTGTCAGCGTGGAGGGTGAAGTGCTGGAGTACGAGAGGAAGATGAAGAGAAAATGGGAGAAGGAGAGGAAGCATATAGCGGAGATATGTGCAAGGTACGGGTATGTGCTTCCTTCCGAGTGGAAACGGTCGTTAAGGAGATTCGCTTCTTGGTGCGAGGACCAGGTAAGGCAGTACGGTCATATCGTGGATGCCGACTATCTCATGCGGCATGACACGTCCGTTGTGGGCGGAAGGAGCGTGGATGACCTTAGGTTCGTGCCCGATGTGGATATGGTGGATGGGACCGGGGCGAACGGGAAGCCTTCGGCAGCTCGCGTTTCACGGTGCGCGCTCATGCCGGGAAGCATCGTCACCGCGATACGTAACGCAGGGAACGAGATGGACAAGTCGGTGTCGTTGTGGCGGAACAGCTATTTCGTGAAGATGAGGCGTTTCGGGTACACGTTCAATACCTGCTGTGACGGTGCAAAGACACGTGACGATGCGTTCACATGGTTCAAGGACATTACCATACAGTACATGGCTGACCTTATAGAGTATTATGGGATAAGACGTGATTCCATCGTGTGCCGGAAGCTGGAGCACATCGCGGACGTGTATTCTTCGCTTGATGATATGGACGCACGCCCTGACATATCAACGGACGATTATGACCTGTATCCCGTTGTGATGTTCGGGAAGGTTGTGGACCGGGAGAAATCGTTGGACTCGGTAGGATCGGTAGAGAAAGGAGGGGAAAATGACTGTCGCTGAATCTGCAAAGGCTTCTTATGAATACATCCTTGATTCCGTTATGGGCAAGCTGGCGGACAAGGGTGGTGGTCGCGGTTTCCGTAAAGCAAGGGATGAAGGCGAGTGGAAGCGTTCCATATCCGCTATGGTCGAGATGGATATAGCCGATGCGTGCAGGGAATGCAATTTCAGACGCCACAGGAGCGGTTCCATCATGGCTTTTGACGGTAAGATATTCGTTCCCATGATGAAGGAGGATCTGATGCGCCTGTGTATGGATTTGTGCCGCATAAACGGTCTTAGCGAACTGTACATGACCGATACGAGCGAGCGTTTCTACCGTACCATCGTAAAGAACGTGACGCATGAGATATTCAATCCCAAGCGTAACTTCATCACGTTTGACAATTGTGTCCTTGACACGGAAACGATGGAAACGTTCGATTTCTCTCCTATGATAGAATCGTGCATACGTATCAATATCAATTATGACCCGTTGGCGCGCAGCCCGTTGTGGGAGAAGTTCCTGGACGATGTGATCCCTGTGAAGGATACCCAGGATGCCTTGCAGGAGTTTGTAGGGTGTGCTTTTGTTGACAGGAAGAAGATCAAGATGGAGAAGATGTGTTACCTTCTCGGTTGTGGTAGTAACGGTAAGTCCGTGTTCTTTGACGCTGTTGTCAACGCGCTAGGGAAGGATAATGTTTCTTATATGGAGATGGCTGACCTGTCGGGTGACAAGTCTACGTGCGAGTACAATATAGCTATGATAAACGGCAAGCTGCTCAACTATGCTTCCGAGATGGGTGGGAAGGATGTGAGCGGTGGAAAGTATAAGAAGTTCATATCCGGTGAGCCTACTATGGCACGCCTTCCGTTCGGTGAGCCTTTCCTTGCCGACATGATGCCGCCTTTCATGGCCAATCTTAACAAGATGCCTTCTGTTTCGGACCAGACTTACGGTCATTTCAGACGCTCTCTTGTTATCCCGTTCTATCGTGTGTTTAAGGAATCGGAACAGGACAGATCTCTTCCGTTGAAGCTGTCAAAGGAATCGGCAGCCATTATCAACTGGATAATAGAGGGTGCAAGACGGTTTGTTAAGAACAAGGGTGAGTTTACGAGAAGTTATACGATAGAATCCGTTACGGAGAATGCCAGACGTGATTCCAACAGTGTCCTGTCGTATCTTTACGATTCGGGGTATGATTCTTCGGGAGATATTGAGGAATCGGCTATCCGTGACCGTGACCTGTATGTGAAATACATAGCATACTGCAATGACTGTGGCGTAAGACCTTACAGCAAGAGAAAGATGGTTGACATGATACGCCAGGAAGGATATTCCGTCACTTCCGCGTGGGATGAAAATAGGAACAGGCTGTTTCAGGTTGTCCTAAGACGGAAGTATAATCCTGACGAATATCTTCTCCAACAGGCTGATGATATAATGAAGGAGGATTTGCCGTTTTAAATTGGCATTTATTATATTTGTACCCACAATTATAAAGTAATTTTATGTATAAAAGAACTATTGATAACAGATGGAGTTTCAAAGGCTCAAATACAAAGGAATACACTCATTGTTATCACACATATCCGGCAATGATGATTCCACAAATAGCAAGAACTTTAATTGAAGAATACATTCCCCAAGAAGGTGCTAAACTAATTCTTGATCCATATATGGGTAGTGGAACCTCACTGGTAGAAGCATCAATTAAAGGGATAGATGTAATAGGAACAGATATTAACCCGTTAGCAAGACTAATAAGCAAAGTAAAGACCACACATTATAAAGAGAAAGATATACAATACAACTTTAGTGTTATACAATCTTACTTATCTGAATATAAAGAAGAACTTGTAGAAAAAAAATGCTTTGATAATATTTCAAATTATAGCTATTGGTATTCAGAAGATAGTCTTATGAGATTATCGTATTTATCACAGATTATAAATAATCATATACCTAAAGAACTTAAAGACTTTTTCAACACTGTTTTATCTGAGGTTGTGAGAGAAGTATCTTTTACAAGAAACGGAGAGTTCAAACGTTTCAGAATGCCAGAAGAAAAGATAAAAACATTTAAGCCAGACGTGTTTAGGCTATTTGAAGAAAAAACAGTAAGAAATATTAAAGGGCTTATTCAATTCAATAACGCAAACAAAGATAGTAAAGTAGGGATTTATGATTTCAACAGTAGTATATGTATTCCAGAGGAAATTATAAAGCCTGAAACAGTTGATATGGTAGTAACTTCTCCACCTTATGGAGATAGTAAAACAACCGTTGCATACGGCCAATTTTCAAGATGGGCAAATGAATGGTTTGGCTTTGAAAACGCTAAAAACCTTGACTGCATTTTAATGGGTGGGAAAAAGCAAACAGAAGAATCATTCACAACAATTTGTATAAGAGATGCCTTAGATAAAATAAAATCTTATGATATCAATAGATATTATGACGTCATTTCTTTCTTAAATGATTATTCTAAATCTATATCAAATGTTGCCAAAGTAATAATGCCAGGAGGAATTGTTTGCTATGTAGTAGGGAATAGAACTGTAAAAGGCATACAAATACATCTTGATTTCTTTACTGCTGAAATGTTTGAAAAAAATGGATTCAAACATATAAATACTTTAGTAAGAGAAATACCAAACAAAAGAATGCCTTCTAAAGCAAGCCCAACAAATGAAAGTGGGAATAAGGTAAGCACGATGTGCAACGAATATATAGTTATATTGGAAAAGATAAAATAATCTTTATAGGCTTATTTTATTTTCTCTAAACATTATTTAATCGTTATTGTTTTTACCATATTACTTTAATATGTATTTTTGCTGAAAAATTTTATTGTGTATGGATAATAAAGAGATTGTTTTATTTGATAGAAGTATTCGTATGACTTCTGATTGGTATGTATGTGTGTCTGATGCCCAGTGTGCGATAAATGAATCTCGTAACAGGGTTGGTTTGAAAAGGTATAATTTCAGCCAGTGGTTAAAGACGCTTTACGTAAGTGACATGGTTTGCAGTATTAATGAGAGTGGGCGTGATGCCTTTAAGGTTGAGTTTGACAATGATTCGGGTAAGATAGAGCAGTATTGTCATTTTGGTGTGTTTGTTAATATGATTTTGTCGGCAAGTCCTGTTAGTGGTGTGCTTGACAATGAGGATTGGTTTAATGATTACGTTTGTGATGTATATTCCATTGACGGTCATGTTTATGAACACGCCAAGATACTTGCCATAGGCGGTTTGTGGCGTTATACGACAAAGAATGCCAGGTTCAGTGATGATATCCGTATGATGGATGATATCATGTATTCCGTTCCCGATGGAGACAAGGATGCCGTGTATAGCCTGTTCTTTGATTTGCTAGGTACGTTTTATTACAATTGGGAGTTTGCGTTGCGTTATGCAAAGAAACTTCTTTTAGGGGATGTGGAGGAATGATTATGAGGTGTTTTGTTCGTTTTGTCATGTTTCTCATATACGTTGACATTTTATTTGTTCTTCTTGTGTTTATGGTTCCTGCCGAAATGGTGTACCGATGGACGAGCGGTCGTAAGCCTAATGGATATGTTTCATGCCTTTCTGATTTTCTGGGATACCCTGATGGTTATCGTTATACGTTGAGCGATTTTTTCAGGGATTTGAAACAGGGATGGCGTAATTTCAAGTAGTGATATGGCTAGTATTGATTATGATTATATTTTTTCCAATCTTGACACTGTGCTTGGTCTTCCTCTCAGGCGTAGGGGGAAACGGTGGACTTTACCTGCCCGGATAAATCTGGAGAGCCATAGCAGGAAGGATAAGCTGGTTTTCTATATGAACAAGTCAGGCAGTATCACCGTTACCGAGCAGGGAGGTGATTCTGTCAACTTGTTTGACTTTCTTGTATCTTATCTTCCCGGTTGCAGTAGTGCTTCTGATGCTTTTAGGATTCTGTCAAGTCCTGACGGTTGCAGGATGAGTTTGAAGGATTTCTACGAGAGGGAGTATGATTCGGGGAAGCATGAATCAAGGTTTGTTGATATGAAGTATGTTGACAGGCTTAGTGATGCCGGGCATTGGAAGGAGAGTAATCTGTATGAGTACCTTTCAGGTGTTTTCGGTGTTGACTCCGTGAATGATGTGTTTTCAAGGTACAAGGTAGGGTGTCTTGGAAGGGAATCCTCTGTATTCTGGTATTCTGACAAGGATGGTAACGTATGCCATGACAACAGGATAAGATATGGGGTGAACGGGCACAGGAAGAAGGAAACCCATGCTTTCAGAAAGTTTACTACGGGTGAAGGGTTTACTCATCGTGGCTTTTTTAAGCCGTTTTTAGGGGAGTATTGTAGCGATGCGATAACTTGTATGGTTGAGTCGGAAAAAACCGCCCTAATAGCTTCTATGGCTTTCGGTAACGGTTTTATATGGATAGCTTGTGGCGGAATGAACCAGCTTGGAAATAAATTGCCAAAAAATGTTATTTTATTCCCCGACTTTGATAATAAAGCTATATCTTTGTGGGGTGACAAAGGACGTGTGGCGAAATGGTGGGAACACCCTATCCTGTCTTTTGGATTGAAGCATAACGATGATATCGGAGATGCTGTTATTAATAATTTGAATAGTATTAACATTAAAGAATTTAGAGAATGGACATTGAAGTAGGAATTGATTTTAAGGAAAACCTTCTTTCCTTGCGTAATTATATCTCTTTGGGATTTCGTTGTGACGATATTGATTTTAAGAACGCGGCTATTGCTTCCATTGATAGAATGATGGAAGAAGTATTGGATGAGCATGATGTGAATTTCTTTGACGCATTGCAGAATGTGATTGACAACCTTGATGAGATTAATACAGTGGATAATGTTCACGGTATTTGCTGTGAATTTTATCATGTGATGGATGAGAATGAGCGTGTCATGCACCGTGAGTTCTTTGAAAAACTGAAAAAATATCGTGAAAGCAAGATTGAACGTATTGTTCCTTTGAAGGAAAAAGACTGTATTGTCATGGGTAATAAGTATGTTGAATTAGGTAGCGGCAAAGAGTGTGTCGTTGACAGTATTATCCACATGCTTAGTGAGAATGACCGAATGATTAAAGATGCTGTTTTGTATGTAGACCATCTTGGTAAGCGAATAGCGTGCTCTATTGATGAGTTTAGGAAAAAGTTTGGGGTGAGGAAATAAATCCTAGTAAAATATTTGATGATATAATTTTATTTAGTATATTTGCACTAAATTAAATTATATTAATATGAAAACAAACGTTACAATGATGTCTAATGACAGAAAATTATTTGGGGTAACTATTAGACAAGATACCAAAAATCAATTTTTATCTATAACTGATTTGCAGGAGGCATATACTAGGGCTAGAATTGAAAAAGGATGGAATGAGAAGAGGGTTGAAAATATATTATCTAACAATTCGTCTTCTGAGCGTATATATTATATCCTTAATAAACAGGGAATTATAAAAACAGGATTTACTGCTTTTATTGATGAGGTTAATAAAAGTTCCTTGGTTAAGGTTTTAAAGAAGTATGGTGTTTATAAGACTCTTGGTGCTCGTAACAATAGACATGTTTCCTGTAATCCTTATATTTGGGTTCTTATTGCTCTTGAACTTAACCCTGAAATATATGCTACTGTTATAATGTGGTTGACAGATAATTTGATTATTAATCGTATTGAAGCTGGTGATAGATATAATGATTTATGTCGTTCGGCATCTAAGTTTGATGATGTGGATTACCGTATCATAGCAAAAGGATTGAATTATATTGTTTTTGGTGTCCATGAAACAATGATAAGAAATACAGCTACTCAGGAACAATTAAAAGAATTGGATGATTTGCAAAAATCTTTATCGTTTGCTATAGATATGGGGTATATAAAATCTTTTTCTAATTTAATAGATGAAATGAGGAAAATTTATAAGAATAAGCATGCCTAAAGGAGAGATAAGGATTGACGGTAAGGTGATGGGAAAGGATTACGGCAGGTATTTCTATTCTCCACGTGGTAATATGTGGGCTGTCACCTTGTGTACGTATGACTGTGATGATGGTCGTATGTTTGAAAAAATAGAGTTGTATAGGACGAAGGATGAGGCTAGGGAAGCTGCATTCAGATTGAATACGGAGGAACACAATGGGTAATACGGGTTCAAGTGTAATAAAACTGCCTAACGGGTATAGATTGAATAAGATTGACGATTGTACTTACGAGTTGGTAAAGATTGACGATTTTAAGAAAGGAGATTTCCTGTTTGCTAAAAGCAGGACAGGACATGTCAAGGATTATGTATTTATCAACAATGGTGGTTTGAAAGCTAATTTCTTGTATGAGGACAAGAATACTCTTATCTGTAATTCAGAGTTTAACTTTTCAAACGGTTATGATATCTCAAAGGCTACTCTCGAACAGATTGCTGCCATGAGAAGGCTTTTGTCCGAAAATCATTTCACCATTGTTGATGGTGAAGTTGTTCCAATTACAGATCCTGTTGTCGGCTTTGTTATTGTTAATGATGTGATATATCCTGCAAGTAAGATTTACAGAAGCAGGGAATGTGCCATGTATGATTTAAAGAGAAAAGGAAATAAAAAATGAATCAAGTAAAATTCGTAAAATTAAGACGGGATGCAGTTCTTCCCGAAAAAAAAACTGATGGTGCTGCCGGGTATGATTTGTATGTTCCTGACAACACGTTGATAAGAAAAGGTCGTAATCTGATTAAACTTGGTATAGCCATTCAGATGCCATCAAATATGAAGGCTATTATCAAGCCGAGAAGCGGATTTTCCCTGAAAGGTATTATTGGTGTTGACGGGAAGTACCATGACGCTGATGTGTTGGATGGTGTTATTGATTGTGATTATACTGGTTGTATCGGTGTTATAGTGAAGAGTTTTGAGAAAGAGCCTTTCTATATTGCTGCCAAGGAGAGGATTGCTCAGCTTCTTTTCAGTAATTATATTGAGGTTGAATTTGTTGAGGTTGAAAGCCTTGATTCAACGGATAGGGGAGACGGAGGTTTTGGTCATACAAACAATACAGGTAAGTAAGTATGAAAACAAAAAAGATAAACAAGATTTATGACAAGGGTTATGATAGTGTATTGAACAAGTATTTTATCTTAGCCATGTTTGTTGAGTTTGGTGAAACTAAGTATGACCGTATCTTCTTTTCTGACAAGAAGGATGCGGATAACATAAAAGTTGGTGATTTGTTATGATTGGAGTTACGTTGAACAGCAAGGTAAAAATTATAAGCCGTGATAAATACATTTCACTTCACGGTGAAGATTCTGTAAGCAAGTCAAATGTGTTCGGTAAATTTGTCACTGTTAAATACTGTTTTGAGAATGGTGAAAAGTTTCTTTGTGCGGATGACCAGGGTAAAGAGTATATTCTTTTCTCGGATTGTATTGCTTATATTGATCATGTTAAGGAGAGAAGCATCCTTGATGAAGCAAAGGATATCCGTAGCAACAGCAGGCAGTCTGACTATGGTGATGCTGTAGCCAATTTTGAAAACATTTCCAAGATGGCTTCTTTGATTACTGGAAAGGAATTATCTCCTTATGACTGTGTTGCTGTACAGATAGCTGTAAAGCTATGCAGACAGGGATTCCATAAAAAGCGTGACAATATGGTTGACTTGGCTGGTTACGCTGATATAATGCAATTAATCGTAGACAAGGAAAATGTGGAAAATGGGGAAAAAGGCTGATAACGCTTTGGTTTTTAGGAGAGTTCTAGCGGCAAGCGGACTCTCCGATACTGATGTTAACAGGAAAAGCAGAAAGCATGATATTGTGATGAACCGTGCTCTTGTGTGCTGTGTCATGCGTGATATGGGTTTAAGTATGTCTGAAATTTCTGATTTTCTATGTATTGACAGGAGTAGCATATACAATCTTTTTAAATATTCTTCTGAGCTTGACGAGAGGGTAAGGGAGATAAAGTCTAGGATAAAGGAGGAAAGATAATGGGTTTGAATAAAGGATGGGGTAAACTTCCCCTTAGTAACAATCTTCTTATTGACGATGAAAAACAGAAGAAGATTGATATAGCAAAGCATATTGATGATGCGAATGAGATGGAGTTATGGGCTGCGTCCGCTTATGTCATAGATACCAATCCTGTCTTGTTTTACAAGGCTACGCACGTTGTTGACGAGGGTATGTCAGAGCGTTCTTTGCTTATGAAAGCCAAGCAATGGGTGAACTCTCCAAGAATAACCCAGATTGTCAATTATGCCAAATCTTCCATGCTTGCTTCCGATTATGTGACACCATCCATGAGGCGTGTATTGGAAGGTGAGAATAAGGAAAAGACAAAGACTTTGATAAACAAGGATAACCTTGAATTTGAAGATGCGATAAGCCTTATAGAAAGTTTCCTAAAGCGTTCTGATATAGACACTGCTGATTTTAAGGATGTGAAAGGTGCGCTTGATATGCTTGCAAAGTTCAAAGGATGGCTTTCTGACGATGATGCTAGTGAGGATTTCTATGACAAGACCACCATAGCGTTTTTCCCATACGATTGCGACAAGTGTGTACGTGCCAAGGCAGGGTTATGCAACAAGTGTGTATATCATCGTGAATCAACAGGTGATCTTAGTGATGATGAACGTAAATGGATAAAGGAAAACGATACATGGAAAGGGTAGTCTATGTCGGTAAGGAAAACCACTAATTTGACGGTAAGGAATAAGGAAAGGGAAAGGCGTGTAAAGGAAATAGAGGAAGAGAGGGTATTTGAATATTTCCATAAATTTACTCCTGTCCAGTTGTACAAGTACCTTTCACCTCTATGTAGTATTGATGCGTTACGGGTATTACGTTTGTGCGTATTATCCGCACAGAGGGGAGATAATATGATAACGTTGAAGTTTATAAGGAGGCAACTGAAATACAAGCCCAGGCGTTCTGTTTTTGATTCATTGATAAATGCCGGATTGATAATAGAACCAGTTCCTAATGTTTTTTCCTGTACGGTGAAGGTGAACGAGTATTCTCATATATTGAGCATGATGCGTATTGATGATAATGCTCCCGATGTTGTAGATGTGGATGATTTAAATTGTTACAAAGTTGTAGCAGAGGATAATATTAGTTACCGTGTCGTTAGCAAACGGGGAAGTGTTATAAAGAGTTTCACTGACAAGAGTGAAGCGAGCAATTATCTTGACGAACTGTATTTCCCTAAAGGTGAAGATGGTGATGTGGAAGCATTGTCGAAAGAGGAAGAGGAAGAATTAACCATTTAGTTAACTATTTTTAGTATTGTTTTCTGTGTTAGTTTATTTTTTAATATTACTTTTGTCGCATGAGATATTGCTATGATAAAGAACGGTATGATTATCTTGTCAACGAGATTTTTAAATGTGGCAAGATACTTAAAGAGAACACAACTAACGGTAAGGAAGTTAGTTGGAATGTTTTCTGGATAAGAGTGGACGCTCACAAAAGAAGGCTGTCCGCAATGAGAGAATTGGACAAAATCAAAGAGGAAAAGTATAAAAAATAAAAAAAATGGATTTAGTATTAAATTGTAAAGTAAAAAAAGTAGGTCAGTTACAGGCTGGTACAAGTAAGGCAGGTAATCCTTGGCAAAAGAGAAATTATCTCGTTGAGGAAATTGGTTCCATGTATGCCAAAGAGGTGTATTTCTATGTAATGGGTACCCTGTGTGATCTTCAATTGAAAGAGGGCGATACTATTACTGCCCATCTTGAAATCAGAGCAAGAGAATATCAGGGAAAATATTACAATGAGGTTGGGTGCTTTAAGATAGATATGCCGCAACTAGCACAAGCACCATCACCTGTACCTGTTCAGCCTGAAAGACGGGATGATTTACCCTTTTAGTATTGCAATGCTGTCCGAAATGTGTGGTTTTTGCCTGTATTGATTAAATTCTTGTTTTTGTTTGCGGATGGAGGTTTATCTTTTTTGCCATATTTCGGGTTTTCCTCCATCCGATTTTAGGCAATGATATACAATCGGACACCAAAGATAAAAGAGGAACTTTTATCTTAATGCTTAATTCGCAAAAAGAATAACTCATAATATATATAAATTTAGGCATTAATTATTATCTTTGTGGTGATTTTGCCACCGTCGAAGATCCTTAAAGCAATATTTGTCTTATGGACTGTTGCCTAGATCTTAAATTTACGCATAGATTTAATAAGGAGCGTTTTATAGGCCCCCTTTTTATTTAGCCTATAATCACTCCTTATTTATTATGAATTTATAACTAATTAAACATTATATACATGAAGAATTTATTCAAAATGTACAGAGAATGGAGAAATAGAAAGTTTGTGGAAAAGATAAACAAGGTCTATTTCAAACAAGATAATGACGGCAATCTTTTTATGGAAGGAAGCCTGTATGTTTATGGTAAAAACAATGGTGTAATTTCATATTGGCCGGATAAGTCACTTGATGATGTCAAAAAGTCTATATCGGATTTGCCATGAGAAAAAAAGAACTTCTTAAAAAAATGAGAGAATATCAGTCTTGGCGGAAAGGTGCTGATATTCCCATGATGCCACCATCCGAAGTAACTAGGATGATTGATTCTGCAATAACGGTTATAGAAAAGTCTGATACAAGCAAGGCAAATGCTGTGCTGTTAAAAAAAGAAGTGATAGACAAACTTCACATTACTGTCGGTGCTATGATTTTGGACGGATATGACGAGTTAGATTCCTGTGTAAAATATGTTAATGATTTAATACGTGAGTTAGATGAAAATTAGTTTATTTATTACTGGAAATTTGGTGTGCGACCGAAGCGAAGCGAGGGAGCACAGGGGCAGTCTAGCTGCACAGGGGCAGTCTAGCTGCACAGGGGCAGTCGAAGTTATAACACTATGTGGTGAGGAACTTCCTAGTGATTATGACATTTCTGATGCTGTTATAATTGATGGCGATATTCATTGTCGTAGTATCAGTTGTAATGGCATTGTTGTTTGTAAAGGTTCTTATACCGTTATAGAGGAAGGGGGTGATTATGGGTCACTCTAACGGTAAAATCACTGCACCTGTCGGATTGGATAGTGATGTATATCCTACCCTAGGTATTGGTCCTACTAGTGACGGTTATGATTTAGGGTATGCTTGTCTTAGCGAAAAAATTAATATGTGGAGTTATATAAAACCCAAAGAAGCGTCTAGCCCTTCATTTGATAATGCTAGTTTACCTGGTATAATTTATGATTCTGTAAATAAGAAATTAGTATATGATAGACCTAAAACATGGGCCAGGCTTACTGATTTTGATGGATACGATCATGGGGCTAAACCTCTTACAATAGATAAAGATATTCTAACTAATCCTGTAGATGCTACAAAGGCAACGTTTGTGCTTACAATTTCACCATATTGGGCTGATTCTAGGTATAATTGGGGTAAAATACTTGGGGGATTTACTTGGTCTAATATGAAAATAAAGGTGGAAGTATATAATCAATTAAAGAAGTTGGTAGATTCTGGAGTTTTCGTTGTAAGTAGTATTGATAGTACAGGAAAAATTTCAATTACTCTTAATCGCAATAATCTCATATCTATGGGGGATACATATATTTATCTTAAGGGTTATTTTTGTGATTACAGTGGAAATGTATTATGCTTAATCCCTACTACATCTGACGGATTTATTCGTAAGCCGATAGTGGTTACACAAAGTCTTTCTATTACACTTGGAGATACAACAGCCAACGCTTCTGGATTCTCTGTTTACGGACAGTTGACAAATGGCTCTACTTCTTCTAAATGCAGATTGAACATTACAAATAACACTTCTAGTGATTACGTTGCTTCATCCGGCAGACCATACGCTAGATATAGATGGAGAGCGAAAGATGGATCTTATACGAGCCAATGGTCAGGTAATATCTTGATGCCTTCGTGTACAAATATTCCTAAATCATTTACTCGTAATGATGTGGTTGATGCTGGAAATCCCCCATCTTATGGTAATATTACTCAATGGTATGTTGATTATCAAGTTATTATTTATTAAACACTGGATATAATATACACAAGCAATGGGCATGAAACGGCAGCTTAGGTCTGTCTGTGTGTATTCTATATTGCTCGTCAATGCAGAACTGGCATGGGTTCTTAGATGTTACTGCCGTCCTCCATCCCTTGAAATTTGGAATGTTTTTCCATGAGTTGTAATTTGCTTCATTGAAAATTCCTAGAATCATCTGTTGTTCTATAACATACAACTGGCTTATACCGTTTGTAGCATATCCTCTCCCATAGTGTTTCTGTTTGCTTGGCGGAATAAATGATACGTTATATGGTGATGATATGTTGTTCCATATCTTCTTTTGAACCTCATCCGTTATTTTCTCTATATTGTTCGTTTTTGTGGACAGTAATGTATTGGCAAGATATACTTCAACAACAGCGCGGAATCTGTTTGTATTTGTGTTTATTCTCTGCTTTGTCGTTTCTCCACCGTATGTCCTTTCCATATATTCCTTAATGCCGTTGTCCGTCATTGAAATATACTCCCATCCAAGATCATCGTTTAATTCGAGTGAAAGTTTATTGCTTTCCAATACATATTGGTAAATGTCGTTATATATATCCTCACGAAACTTTTTGGTCAGTTCTAGCACTTTTTCTTTTTGGCTATCCGGGAGTTTTGATATTGACTTGAACGATTTAGCCCCTGCCAATAGGAATACGGCTAGAAGGTCTTTAGAGAACTTCTCTGCACGCTCTCTAGTTGACGATTTTATACCGTTTGCAAGTCTTTTTACCTGGAAGTAATAGTCTGCAATCTTAGATGTTTCTTCTTTGTTGATCATTGGCTTCTACTCTTTCTGTTATACCGTTTGCTATCATGTTTATCATCAAACTCTTGAAATCACTTTGGCTGTAAACTTTTTGCCCGATTGATGCTAGAGTTTGAAAGATTACAATTTGATTCTCATACAAAACCTTTTGGTTCTGTATGATAGCGTCAAGTTTGGATAATATTTCTCTTTCGTTGTCCATAGTGCAAAGGTATGTATTTTAAATAAAAAAGGCAACAGTAAAGATTCACATCTGCCTGCTGCCAAAGTAAAAACATCGTAATGGTTCATTTATTGTTATACAAAGAAACAAAAAATATATTATACATGTATACGTAGTACAATTTTTTTAATCAATATTAACAATGATTGCTTGCGTTTGCACATAAAAAAAGCAAGAAAAAGGGTCCAATCTATTTCTTGCTTATTAATTTAGTTTTTTTATATGAATTTTAATTATTTAAGCCATATCTATTAACGGATGCTTTATGATAAGGCAAAGGTAAATAAATATTTTGTATTTCCAATTGTTTTATGCGACAAAAATTGGATTTTCAGCTTTAACAAAAGCATCTTCCGATATAAAACAAATATTTTCTAAAGGGTATTGTTCTGTAAACTTATCATACAATTTACTTTCCCAAGAGATATAATCTTCATTTGATTGATAGACCTCTTTTGGATAAACCTCTATTAAGTGAACAATAGGCTCTTTTTTAAACTCATATCTAACTTTAATATTACCAAACAACTTGATGAGTTCTGTAAGTTGCGTTATTACAAATAAAGTTGAATCCATTTCAGGAAAATATTACTCTTGGATTAAAAGTTTGTGTATATCCGCTTTCTCCTTCTGAACATAATTGTATTATAAATGTTCCTAATTCAAGACCACCATTCAAAGCCTTACTCAAAGCGTCTTTAAAAGAATCTCCACAAAATAGTACATTCCGATCTTTTATGACAATATACTTATTGAGATGTCTTTTTAATAGTATATCATGGTTTTCTATAAAGAATTTGAAATCATCATTTTGCATAATCATATTAATTTAAGTTTATATAATATTGTTTCATTAGGTCTAATTGTATTTCTTTTTGGCATTTTTTAAACTCTGGTATATTTCCTCTTGTTTCTCTCCAAGGAACTTCTCTTTTTACCAATAATTCAAGGTGTCTATCAGTACATTTATTGTATATTCCAACAACTTCATTCAGTAATTGTTCTGTTTTACTTTTCAGTTTAATGTTCTCACAATCTTTTACTTTTATGTTTTGGAAAAAATCTATGTTATTAAATCTGCTGAATTGGGATGGTACAACAGGGCCGTGCGCCCATGCTTCAATTCTTTCATCAAATAAAACCTCATTGAAAATTGTATAATGCCACGCTTGGCAATAATATAACAATTTTTGTAATTTTGAATGTGTTATATTGCCATGTGTCTTATGTATTATCCAATCTGCTATTTGTCTTGATTTATACATTTTTGTATATGCTTTATAAAATGTTTTATTATGTGTGCAAATATACGTGTTTATTTTGTAGCTTTGTAAAACTAAATACATTTTAACTATGGAACTATTGGTAGAAAGAAAATGGTGTAAGCCTGATTATACTATAGGGCGTTTGTATATTGATGGTGAGTTTTTCAGTAATACGCTTGAAGATCGTGTTGTTGACGTGAATAAGAATGGAGTGTTTGATGGAAACGAGAAGAAGGTTTATGCTGAATCTGCTATTCCTTATGGAAGATACCAGGTTATATACAACTGGTCCCCAAAATTCGGGCGTAATATGCCAAGACTGTTGAATGTTCCTCATTTTGAGGGTATTCTTTTTCACGCTGGGAATACAGCAAAGGATTCTGCCGGATGTATCCTTGTAGGTAACAATACATCAAAAGGCAGACTTACCGAATCACGCTATACTTCTGACAAATTGAACAAGTTGATTGACGATGCGATAAAGCGTGGCAAACAGGTTTGGGTTACGATTAAATAGTGTGTTATCTCATCAACCATGTGTTGAAGGAGTTATGGGAGCGATGTTTTTCGCTCCTTGATTTTATACTATTCTCGCTAATTTTCCATCAGACGGTTTTCCTCCAAAAAGATGATTGATGTATGCAAGACCTTTCTGTGTACATAGAACAACCATTACAACAAAACCCGGGTGATTCTCTCTTGGAATAGGTTTTTCTTTCATCTCGAAATACCCAGCATCAATATACTTCTGTTTTGGCTCATTCCTGTTAGCAAAGAATACTCCTGCTTCACGAAGCTTCTTGAACAAGGTATTTCGTCCGAATGGTAAGCCGAGTATCTTGGCAGCCTGTCCTATATCGCACTTGCCTTCCATTGCAAAGGCTTTGTCGGCGAAGTTCGCTTTGGGCTGTAGTTTCTCTATTTGTTTCTGCTGCTTTTTATTCTCCAAAGCCAACCGTTCTTTTTCCTCTTCGGCTTGTATTACCATTAATGCAAGCTCCTTTCGGGAAAGTTCATGTTTTGCCACTTTGTGAAATACTTGCCTATAAACCTCAAAAACTGGACGTACTTTGCGAGCAATAAAAAACTCCATACAGGAAACGGTAAGTTTGTATTCATTTGTAGGCCTTCCGCCTTTTTGGTTTTCCGCATTTTTGCGTAAAACTTGATAATCAATATTTTCTATAAATTGTTCACTTGAAGTTAGTGCTCTTACAGCTTCCTCTTTCCTGCCATAAACAAGCATCCATACTTCATCAAGATTGATTGGGAACTCATTGTCAGATTTTGACAATTCAAGAACTGCGTTGAAATACGATTTTATTTCGCTTTCGCTACTCTTTTTAGATAAGATTAATTCTAGCATAGCTATTATTTTAGACAATAAAAAAACTGCACTACGTGTTGTCTAAGTCTTAATAGCAAAACTCCGAGAGTATTTCTACATCCCGACACGGTGCAGTATATCTTTTGTAATGAGATACACGTTATATATGGGCACAAAAAAAGCCGATGTATGCGGCTCGTGCCGCTATTAAGTTTAGACACCACAAAGTAAATAATAATTTTTGATATATAAAAACTTTGTGGTGTGATTTTTTTCACATCAATCCAAGTACCATACCGACTGCTCCCCAGAATACATCTCTCCATTCGGGCACTCCTTGTCTAAGCCACTTATCGTAGACGATTTCTTTCCCTACAAGGAGGAACAAGGTTAGTGCTATTGCTGTCCATATGGAGAAAAACCATTGCGCCATGCTTACTACAAGTATTCCTGCAATGAGGTGTTCCATTCCGTCAACTCTCAAATTGTTAAGGCATATATAGTCTAATGCCCTTCTTATTTTTCTTAGTAAGTTCGTAAATTTTCCCATAGTTTAGCTGTTATCGTTGTTTTCGTTGTTTTCATTGTTTTCTTCTATTACTACCCTAGCTTCCATATCGTTTAATCTTCTGTCTTGTTCGTCCATTCTATCATCTTCATTATTTGCAGCGAAATCGCATTCCTCTCTTGCTGTCTGCAATGATATTATTCGGGCGTTTACAAGCTGAACGATTGTGTTGTTCCATTCAGAGAAATCTATGTACGAGTATGGCTCTATGGTAGCGTTTATTCTTAGAGCGTTATAACCTGTTGCGTCACCTTCCATTACTCCTACATAGTATTTGAATATATTGGCCATGTCATTTATGGCTGTATTCATCATTTGTGCATCACTTCTCGCCCATTCCATTTCCGGCTCATAATACATTGCCGTTGTTCCAGTAGGTCTGTCACCTGACGATGATTGCATTGGCGGAACGACACCGCTTCCGTCAAGTATTCCGTTGTATATGTTGTCTATTTCGGTGAACAGTGAATTTGAAGCGTCCATTTTACCCATGAACTGTGCATCATCTTCTGCTCCTACACGTAAAATGGAAGTTCCTCCCAATCCGTTTCTTTGAATGTTTATTCTTCCGTTTGTCTTGATAAGTAGCATTTGGAATGCCTGTCGTGTGTTGTATTCTCCTATCATTGACATTAGGAACTCGAAATCGTCTATCAAGTCCTGTACTGCCCCCCAAAATGGAAGTTCAAGACGTAGATATACTACAGGTATAAATCCCAGGTTATGGAATTGATGCAGTTGTATGATATTCCCGTTCTCGTCAATATCCGTTGCTATATCTCCGTTGGAATCCAGTGTATAAAACTCATCTTTAGTCCATACATCGACAAGTGTGTCTGTATGTTCTTCTCCATCAGCCGAAATATATGTGGTTGTATATTCCCTTGCGAAAGCTATTCTTTCCCCTCTTCTGTTTTTATGTTCATACAGTATATCTCCTTTTGAGTAGCTGAAAGACCTGTATTTTATCTCGTCCTTATCCTTATATATATATATGGCAGCATCTCCTACCTTTCCGGCTTCGCTTATAAGTTCAAACTTGGCTGTTTCCATGAGAGAATCAGTCCAGTATTCCTTGTATGTTGTCAGCTTATCCCTGTTCTGCTGGTTTGACGCGCTTTTCTTTATCTGAAATTTAAGAGGATTGGTACACAGGTGTGATACCCTTTTCTTATGTATCATCCTTTGAAGAGGAAATGCTCGTCTTTGCAGTACGTATGGAGTTGATGCCAATTTCTTTTTTCTTTTCTGAGCACCTACATTCGCGCTTTCATCATCCGATGATGTGGCATCCTCGTCTGACGGGATACTGTCTTTCCAGTCGGGTCTGTTATGTATATAATGTCCTGATGTATCCCATTGCGCTAGGAAATCATCCTGTGACATATATTTGTATATCAAAGTGGAGCGTCTTGGCTTTTTCTTTGTTCCTCCACCTCTCCCATCGTCACATCTTGACGGAAGTGCCACTTTGAACGGTTCTTTTCGTAATAAAACGTCTAATTTTAAAATTTCCATAGGTAATTATAAATATTTTAATTCATCCATTATATCGTTAGGTATGTCAATCATTACATCGCATATATCAAAATATGTCCTGTATAAAAATGTTCCTTCTATCAAGTCGGGCGAGCATCCTACAATCTTTTTTGCCTCCTGTTTTTTCAGCAGTCTTAGTTTCCCGTTTTCCCTTTCCACGTCACGTCTTATTGCTCTTCTCTGATCCATCAGTGCTTCCCGTATTGTTTTGTTCACATACGGTTTGTCAAGAAGTTCCGGGTTTATACTGAATCCGCAATATCCTAGGTTTGTTCCTTTTATACGTGTTACCATCTCATCGGCAAGCTGTGCCCTTAGATCGAAATAGAATCTTACAGGCTGATCATCCTTGCTTTTGTCTAGTCTTTTCGGAACGCCTCTAAGTATTGCCAGGCTTTCGGGGAATGCGTCACGAAATGTAGGTGCTCCAAGACCGTCAAATGCCAGTCTGTTTTCACCGATTCCCCATTTCCGTAGATTGTTTCTTACCCATCGGTTTAAATCCCTTGGCTTTAATGTGTTTGACCATTCCAGGTCTTGTAAGTGATGTCCTATGAAGTGCCCCATTACACAAACGTCACCAAGACCGTATGCTATATCCAGTGTAGCACATTCAAAGTAATCGTCAAACACAGGCTGCGATGAGAACATTTCCTCCATTTCGTCACGGGTTATCCACTCGTTTCCCCCTTTTATCAGCTTCCATGAACCTAATGCGTTTATGGATACTTCCTGTGCTGTTCCTCCAAGGTTTTTCTGATAGTCGGGATTGGAAGCCATAAGTATCTTGTTATCTTCCAGCCCGGAAGCTATAAAGGTTATGCTCTTGATGTATCTTTTACAGTTTGTTTCGTCAATTTTGGTATTTTTACCGAATCTTGCGATGATATAATCTTTTGCCTGAGCAAATACTTCTTGTGGGCTGTCACCCCATGCTGTTTCATGTATAGTATCTCCATATTGAAAGAAATATCTTACTTTCCCCGATCTTTCTGGAATTGCTATTCCATCATCGTCTACCCACCATGATACCATTGCTCTCCAGAAATCGCTGTACGGATTTGGGTTGCACGCGCCTATAAGACTTGTTCTTAGTCCTGATGATGAACGCAATACCGTTTGAAGGTAGTTTATGATAGGTTCCGTTGCCTGTGAGCACTCGTCTATCGCCACCTTCACAACGTTACCACCCTGTTGTCTATCCTTAAATTCATTTACGCCTTTTTCTCCCGACAGGCAGGCATCACCGAAATAATCATATCGTATTTCACCTCCTGCGTCAAGTCTTGAAAGGCGTTTTGAATCAATATACTCACCATAAGGTTCAACCATCTTTGAAACCACTTTAAGAATACCGTCCGCTTTTTCTGCGGATGTCTTGTCCTTACGGAAAACAAGTGCGGAAAATGACGGATGGTTGCATGAACTCAGTATATCCATTCCAAGGCATACGGATTTTCCTCCCCCACGATTCCCGTGAAGTATCTTTATCCCTGCCCTGTTCCTTAGAAATGCCTCCTGTGAACCTTTCTGTGGGGCAAGCATATTTACCTTGTACCCCTTGCTTCTTCTGTCCTCTATATATCTTTGGACGAAATCAAGGCTTTTATATGGTATGATTCCCCTTTTGCCATATCGTTTCAGCGATTTGACAACATCCTTAGTCTTTAATCCTCGGTATTTTAAGTCAATTTCTTCCATCGTTTTCTATGTATCCCGCAAATATAATATTTTTTTAAATATTTTTTTGCTTATACACATTTTTTAACTACATTTGCATCGGTAAGAGGTACTTACTGTGCGCAAAGGTCTTGTGCATGAATCACATAAAAAATAAATAGTATATGGATGAAAATGTAAAAGTCATTTTTGAAGGTATCAAGAATGCGTTGGGAGAAAGTAGCTCCGTTATTACAGATCGTACAATCGAACAGACAATTAATGAGTTCTCAGCGTTCGCACCGCAGGAAAATGCGGAAAAGTTCTGGAATGAAAGTGTTGTGAATCATTTAAAGAACACTGTGGCAGGTCAGGTAAGAGCGTTTGCGTCTGATAAGCGCAAAGAGTGGGATACAATCAAGGAACAGGAGATATCCAACTTGAAAAAGGAATGGGAAAAATCACATTCGTCACAACAACAACCGCCACAACAACAACCACCATCATCAGAACAGAAACAGTTTGAGTTGCCCGATGATGTCAAGGCTAAACTTGAAGAGTTTGAAAAGTTCAAGAAAGAGTTTGAAGCTAAAGAGCAGGAGGAAAAGCAGAAGCAGATTGTAACTGAAAAGCGCAAGAAGCTGTCTGATTTGATTAAACGCCCGGAAGCAGGTATGCCTAACGAGTTGTTGCGCAACATCATTTTTGAGAACATTCAGATTTCGCCCGAAGAGGAAGATACAAGCATTCTTCTGAAAATACAGGGAAAGTACAATGAAACGTGTACTAAATACACAAAGGATGGCATTAATCCTTTCATCTCTGACAAGGGTGGTTCTAGCGATGTAAAGTCATTCATAGATAGAAAGAGAGAAGAAGATAAGGCTAACAAGGAAAACAACATTGTCAGCCGATATTACAGTAAAATTAACAAATAGTTTTTTTAATTATGAAAGCAGGAGTTCTTGCAACAAGTTATAGTAAGATTGGTGGCGCAAGACATATCTTTTCTAATGATACGTCTTTGCACGTACTGTTGGTAGGATGTAACGTTCCAGTAGAACGTATGCCTACAGTTGGGAACAAACTTCCGGCTGGTACCATGATTAAATGTGATTCCTCAAAGCAGAATGGCGGTGACATTCACTATTCATTCAGAATGTACGAGAAATCGGATTCTGGTGCTACGGTAAAAGTTGAAAAAATCATGGGTAATACAGTTGCCAAGGTTGGTATGGTTGTCGGCAAAGCACCTACTACTGCCGCAGGTACTACAACTGGCTTTACCATTAACGCTATTGATTCGTCTCATGACGAATATGACATCCTTACATTGTCCGGGGATGCAGGTAAATTGGAATTGACCGATATTTTGGTTGAAGTTACACAGGTTGGTGCTAGCGCAAAATTCAAGGTTATTCCTAATGCTATCCTGCCTTATGATGTTGACACCATTCCCGGTGCCACTCTCTATCCTTTCAACGGTGCATGGATGGTGACAAGTGAGATTTTGGAAAAACGCATTCCGCCCGTAGCTTCGGCAATCAAAAAGGCGATGAAGGATGATGAATCATATCCTTGCGTTTTCCGTTACACATTGTATAACTAATTAAATTTTTTCGTTTTATGCAAAGATCGACATTTAGTTTCTATGATTGGCATTTCTCTGGGGAGATGCAGGAACTTATGGATTATGCCAATCAGAAATTTGATAACGAAAACTGGAGAAGCTACGGAGATTGGGATGTTCCTCAGATGAGTAAATCATGGAATGTCATGGTTGACGAATACACACAGGCTACCCGTCCTGTAATGCTGGCTCCTTTGGCTGAAAAGCCTATTATGGACACTACGGGATTTGAATGGTATTCGGGCCGTATTCCGAAGATGGGTCACGCCATTCAGTTTATGGAAACCGATATTCAGGAGTTCTATGAACTTGACATTCCGCAAGGTGCATTGCTTGACAAGATCCGTGAGAAGTGGTTCACAAAGATGGAAGCGTGTATCCAAGGCTTCCATACCGAGTTGAACTGTATGACTTATCAGGCTCTTTCTACAGGTATGCTTAACTATACAGCCAGTGGCACTAACTCAATTCCTGTTCAGATCGACTATCGTGTTCCTGCAAAACATAAGTTGAAAGCGTTAAAACAGAAATGGTTTAGCGATACAGACTGGACACCGAACGAAAATGCAGATCCTATTAAAGACCTTCAAAGAATGTGCAAGATTGCCGATAATGACGGTGTACCATACGATCATTTTGAAATGTCAAAGGATTTGTATGATAATTTCTTGATGCACCCGAAAGTGACAGCAGCAGTACAGGCACGTCTTGTTCCTGCCGCAGCATCTACTACAATCTATCCTATGAACAATCAGGAAATTGTTGATGTGCTGATGAAGGTGTTCTCTATTCCTGTGATTATTCCTGTTGATGAAAAATCAAAATGGAACAAACTTGGTGTGATTGAGGAAGCCAAACCGTCTTTTGAAAAGAACACCGTTGTTCTTGTTCAGAGCGGTCAGTTCTTCCGTATCAAGAACTCACCGTCAATGTATTTGCAGGATACCAACCCGGCTGTACGTATTTCTTCTTTGGAAGGCGGACGTATCGCGTTCTTGCATCAGTATTCTTCTGAACCGTATGCTGAGAAGAGTTCAGGTGAGTTGTGGGCATGTCCTGTGATGAAGAATCCGAACAACCTTATCATTATGAAGGTTGACGAACAGTCAAATACGGGATTGTAAAAAGTTGAACCATGAAGGTCATTATTGATATAAATGGCGAAGGCACAGCAAAGGGCGCAGGGGAGTATTTCATTGGAGATACTCTCACGCTCCAAGCTATTCCCGAAGAAAGTGTAGAGTTCGGATACTGGCTTATTGCCGACAATGAAACTTTGAAGCCGGAAGATAGACTGAAAGTTTCGGATAATCCGTTTACTATTCAAGTTACCCCTCAGATAACAGCAAAGGGTAACATGAAGGTGGAAGCATATTTCTATATGTCTATGCGTGAATATCTGAAAGCACAGATTGACTATGAGTTGAAAAACACATCATATATCAGTGTTGCCCAGAAATGGGGATTTCGTTTGTCTGATGACAGCCGTGAAACGTCTGAGATGAAGAAGGATTTGGCTTATGCTGACTTGTTGCTCATTGTTTGCACTGCCCCTTCAACGATACAGGGAAAGACGAAGAAAGCTGGAAACTGGTCAATTACCGACACAAGCAAGACTATTTCTATCAATGACAAGAAAAGATTGGAACAACGCGCAAAGGATTTATACGCCAAATGGGGTTTGAATTTGGATGTTGGAACTGATGTTGAAATAACTAGATTAAGATGGTAGTATGGGAAAGAGTATTTTAGGTGAGGATATGTTTCCTGATATGGTGAGAATTTATCAGAACAAGAACAGTTCGGATAAATATCATACCACCCCGTATTGGGAGATGATATACGAAGGAAGGGCAAACATACAGGAAAAGGATACTGGTTCGGAAACGAATGATGTTGATAAATCCGAATATGCCGCCTACCTAGAAGATAACGATGTAACCATACCTTCCGGGTGTCTGTTGGATTGGCAGAATTTCAACCATCCGTTTTCGGACAACAGCAATAGTTGGCGTGAGATAAAGAAACCTCCATTTAACAATATGGAATTTGGTACGGTGATATACTTTAACCAAATAGAAAACTAGAATACTATGACAATCAATTGGACGGAAATAATACTTGCTTTGTTGGGTACAAATGGCATAACCCTTCTAACTTCAATGTTAATGTTTAAGCAGAAGAAGGAAAAGATGGAAACTGAAATTGATTCTTCTACCTTGGACAATCTTGAAAAGGGGTTTGCTATTCAGGGTGCTCAGTTGAAGAAGGCGCAAGAGGAAATTTTGAGTTATCAGCAATCTCTCCACGATGCTTATCAGAAGATACAGGAGCTTTACAATGAACTGAATGAGATTAAAACAGAACTGAAATGCGCTAAAGATGATCGAGATTTGCTAAAAAAGCAGATTGAGAAACTGAGTAAACCAGTAACAAGAAAGACAAGTACAAAAAATGCAGGCAAATAACAACGATAAAGTATTGAAAGAGTTTGGTAGTAATGTCCAGCTTGCCTTGGATGCTTCTATCATGCAGTTCATGGAAGATATCGCCACGAATATCATGGATGATATAAAAGACATGGAGGGATTTACCAATCAGACTTTCAATCTTGAAGATAGTTATGGATGTGGCATTTACAAAGATGGGGTCCTAAAGAAGATTGTGTGGGCAAATGCAACGAAAGTTGCAAATGAGCCTAGGAAACGTAACAATGTCGAGTATTGGGGGCGTGAACTTGCCGAAAATTTCTTCAACAGTTATAAATCCGATGGTTCTGAAAAATATGAACTGGTTGTCGCTGCTGTCATGTATTATGCCAAGTATGTGGAGAACTATCACCTGTTGAATGTTCTTTCAGATTCTTGGATTAAGACAAAGACAGATTTAAAAGGGGGTAAATATACTGTGGTTTTTAAGAAAATTGCAGCTAATATGTTAAACAAATATTTTAAGTGAAGTTATGGGCTACTTTAATCCTTCAACAATAAATACCACCTTGTACAATATTGTATTGGACAAGAAGATTGCTGACGATGTATATAAGGTGCAGCGTCCTGCAAGTGTTGATGATAAGGTAACTAGTTTTATTGTCGTAAACAACAATACAAGAATTGTCAGCAATACCGAGAGCGGCCCCTACGGTCACTTCGGGAAAGGCGAAACGATGGCTACGGTTACTCTGTTTGTAAGGGCATTGCCAGGGAACGTATATCCGTCTGTCATGGATGCGTTGAGTGAGAAAATGGTAGAACTGTTCCCGCAAAAGACTGTGCAGCTTCATTTCGAGATATTTAATGTTTTACCACCAATGTTTGACGGGGTTGGGTTCTATTATATGTCCGTCCTGTTGAATGTTGATATTTCAAAGGATTAGCTGCATGAAAAACGTGAGAAAAAACAGTGGAGGCGCATCGGTAGATACGCTCTCAACAATTAACAATAACTTTTTAAATACAGAAAATAGAATGGCACGAGTAAATTTAGACACCAGCCCTGCTTACTTGAACGGGCAGTCGGCTGCTTTGACATTTGATGCGATTGAGATTACCGATGAAACTCAATATTCAAGTTTTAAGAATCCGAAGATTCTTCCCAATATTGAATCTGGTACTACGGAATCCGCTGGTACTGACGCTGACACTTCTGAAACAAAGAACGAGCAGGGTGCTACCGTATTCCAGAATATCACACCGGGTACTATGGCATTTACCTTTACAGGTATGTCCACTTCAAAAGCCGCTTTCGCTTTCTTTACGCAAGGAAATGAAGCAAAGGCTGAGTTGGAATTAAGTAGTTTAACTGACACTGTTGATGCTTTCGGTAAGGGAACTTCTCAGAAACTGAAAGCGTTTGGTGCAAGCTCATTCAAGCAGTTTGTACGTCCTATCGGTATTATCAACGGTACTGGTGACCGTATGATCTTCTTCCCGAAGGCATCATGGGCTGTCAGCTTCACAGGTGCTCCAAGTAACGCAGGATACCTTGGTTTCTCCGTTACTGTAACAGCATTGGAAGTTAATACTAAGTATCTGAAAACCATGATGGTTCTCGAACTTGACAATTCAAGTTCTATTGGTTGATACAGATGAGTTATAAATTAGCCGGGCATTTCTGTCCGGCTTTTATTGTTTTTTAACTGTTTCTTTTTTTATTCTAATTAACTTTTATTGTATTTTTGCAATAAAAAGAAACATAATGAACGATAAGGAATTATCTGAAAAATTGAAGTCGCAAGCTATAAATCTTGGGCTGTGTAAGGAATGGACAAATGAATGGGGAGAACCTGATAAATATGAATTATGCGAGAAATATATCAGAGGTATTGATTTCTGCCTGTTAAACAGATACCCGTCAAATGAAATAATCAAAAAGGAATTTGCAGGAGTTAGGGAGAAGTTTAATATCTTCGTTGATGATACAAACCTGTTCATAAGCAATCCTAAATGGTCTATTTTTAATGGTTCGTGTGATTGTGTTGTCACATTCAACGATTTCGGTATAGGAGAAATGTATGTCAAGGATAACAGCCGTGTAAGCCTTGTTGCGCTTGACAACAGCATAGTACACGTTTCTTTGATTGACGATGCCAAACTTGATATTGTATCGTCTAAATATACAAGGGTGTTCGTTTATACAAATACTCCAAAGAACATATCGAAGGTAGATGTGAAAGGAAAATTAATGATTAAACCGTTCAAGTTAGTTTAAGAAAAATGGGAATATTCAACTGGAAACAACCTGACTTAGATGATCAGATAAAGATGCAGAAGTTTGCCACTCATAAATACAAAGAGGTTATGGTTGGCAATAAGAAATTCAAGGTGCGTGGTCTTAGACTGGGTGCATACGATTATATTGTAGACAAGCTGTTGATACGTGATATTATCAACCCCGATACAGCGAAAAAGGAAATGATTGCAATTATGAAAAATGATGCGTCTATTCCGTACAAAGTTGCAGCGGCAGGAGTGTTGAACAACTATTGGTTTTTTGAGATAATTCCTTTTGCAAGACGTATATACGCTTGGTGGTTAAGCAGGCACTATGACCATAAGGAACTAACTCCGTTGATAGAAGCCATCGTGGAGGGGGCTAATGTAAGTGATTTTTTTACAAATACAATCCGTTTAGCGTTCTTGATAGATACGACAGCGACATTAAGCAAGAAGGATGCCATGAAATTATCTCTCGATGCAAAATCGGCTCACGAGGATCTATCCAAAAAGATTTCCCCCAATTCAGAGGGGATTTAAGACTATTCGGAGGATTGATGATAATCAAGGACTGGGCTTTGCTATGGAAATATTCATGGAGTTATATACAGGCAGTAATAATGGACCAACCTAAACTTGATTATCATTTTGAAGAGAAAGTTAAGTTGTATAAGGCTTCTCTTACAGAAGATTTATATGAGGAAGCTAACAAGGATGCAAGTGGCTTTATATATAGATTCAAAGAATCTAAACCTAAAGAAGAGCATCCCGATATATTACTAAAAGACATTTTGCGATGATTAATTGTTATAATCCTCAAATATATCCCCTCAAATTATATGTTGCTGTAGGGGATGATCAATGGAAAAATATTAATAGAAAATTTTCCAATTTCAATCATAGTCCGATAGATGTATCTCAAGAAATTGAGGGTTGTGACGCAATGACTATTCCTGTAAGAGAGAAAAGTACAAATAATTTAGGTGTACTTATTTGGCTATCAAATGATGGCATAAGGATAAAGACTGTAGCTCACGAATCAACTCATTATGTTTGTGATGTGTTTGACTATTGTGATATTTCTATGGGTTATAAAAATGGACAAGACGAGCATTTTGCATATCTTTTAGGATGGTGTGTAGAATGCGTAATGAATAGTGTTACAAAATATTTAAAAAATAATAATTATGAAGATTAGTTTGTTTATTACTGGTAATTTGGTGTGCGACCGAAGCGAAGCGAGGGAGCACAGGGGGGCTTTAGCCCGACAGGGGGGCTTTAGCCCGACTGGGGGGCTTTATGAGATAATAGCC